GAGTCTTTATTGGGCCATTAACTCAGTTGGTTAGAGTAGCCGACTCATAATCGGTTAGTCGTAGGTTCGAGTCCTACATGGCCTACCAAACATCTGCCCGTAGCTCAACTGGATAGAGCAGCTGCCTTCTAAGCAGCAGGTCGGGGGTTCGAGTCCCTCCGGGCAGACCACGTCCTTTAAACTGATGAGTAGCCGGACGTTAAAAGGCACGAAACCCTTTAAAGGGTATTTAGACTTGTTATATAGCACTGACTAAGCATATGTGCGGCTATCAAATATGAATTGCGCAATAGTATTTGACGGTAAAAAGCTTCGCCTGAGTGTGTGCTCCAGAGAATAAATGGCTTTTATTCTTTGCTGACGAAAGTCAATAGCCACTTGGCCGACAGTCCAATCCATACTGTCATATCTTCAACCTTTCAAGAGAGAACGCCATGCAATCTCTTTCTTCTTTCCGTCAAGCTCCCTCGAATATTGCCGTTGGCATCGAAATCGAAGGGATTTGCAGTGAGAAACGTATTCCCTGGCACGATGGTGGGAGTTATCGTGGATTTTTTTACATAACAACTGATGGAAGTTTGTCCACCTACACCTCGCCAAGCGAGACAAAAGAACATTTTTACAGGGAAAGAGAGTGGGTTAGTCAGCCACTTACTCCATCTTGGCTGAAAAAAGAACTCAAGAAATTTGGAGAAAAAACAGAATATATAACCAACGACAGCTGTGGTATTCATATCCACATCAGTCGAGAATGGTGCACAATAAAAAGAGCGAAAGAAATTTACGCCTTTTACTGTGGACTCAGTGAACAGGATAGAAAATATTTATTTGGGAGATACAGTAACGATTATTGTAGAACCCTGTCCTTTGGTGTTACTCGCTATAACGCAGTGAATGTAGAAAATAAAAACACTGTGGAGCTACGCTTTTTTGCCAGTGGTGATTGGCAATGGGCTTGTTACTGCGTAGACATGGCCACTTGGTTAGTGCACAATGCAAAGCACCTCAATGTAGATGCAGCATATGCAGAAGCAGATCGCCTGCGTAAGGTGCACAGCATTTGTACCCCTTGAGTACAGAGGAAAGGGACTTCCCTTTCTCCTGTGTTTAAGGCATCGTGTCTGATGCTACATAGGATTGGAGATCACTATGCGAGTTCATACCGCTTTTGCCCTGGCCATGGTCGATGCCGCTGCCAAGGACCTCAAGAATCATGGGGTCAAGGGTTCGACTTGGATGGCCCGCAATGTGGCCGACAAGGTCGATCATCAGCCGACCGCGGGCACAGTGCCAGTCAAGGCCGTGCATGTTCATTGCAGTCAACGTACCCGCACCCGCATCATGCAAGAGCAGGGCGTGGATGTTTGGAAGTAACTCAACTACTGACTTGCTGGCTGAGTTTAAATATCTTTATGGGCAGCCCGAAGCTGAGCGTGCTGCTAATTTGGTACAAGAACTTGGCCCGCTGGCAGCGATGAGTTGGATTGCCTCCGAATATGAAGGCGTTCCACGAAAAAAAGATCCGTTATTTGACCTAACTCCTATAAGGTTTTAATGACAGAGCAATTGAAAAGCTTCACCGCCCAAGAGCTGGCGGTGGGGCTTATTTCCCATCTTCAAGCGAACAACACCAGATTTCTTCGTCCTGAAACAGCAAAAGCGCTGATCACGGCGCTTGCAGCCGACATTAAGGAAAAGGAGTCTCTGGTGTTTCCTCCCATTCAAACCACTCTTCCTGAGAGAAAAAAGGACGATCCTTTCTTTTAAATCATGGCTAAAAATGTCAAAAACAACATTCCAATTCCTTTTAGGGTTGGTGATGTTGTTAAAGTTGTTCAAAAACAGCAGGTAGGCTACTGCTGTGAATCTGGCCCCATTTATGAAGGAAAAATAGGACAAAAACATATCATCATGGAAATCTCCTGGAATGGAGCTACATGGGAATATGTCACCAATCATGGTGCGTGGTACGACCACGAAATGTTTGTTCTCCTTGAAGAGGCTAATGAAAAGTCTCTAAAAAAGGCTACTAAATTCTTTGAAGAGGACCATTAATGACTACTCTTGCTGAAAAAATTGCCGTTATGCAAGCGGCTGAACGTGGAGAAAAAATTGAGTGGCGACCGGTCGCCAGTGCGGTCTGGGGCCCGATTATTCACCCCACCTGGCACTGGGGTGAGTACGACTACCGTGTTGCCCCTCGGAAGCTGAAGATTTGGGTGTGTGAGTGGCCGACCTCGCCGGGGAAGGTTTGGGTTACTGAAAATAATCCGAAAACCCGCCACGATGCACAAGCCCTCCGCATCCTCTCTGAACAAACAATCACGTACTAACTAATATCCCCCGATGGTGGAATTTGGTAGACACAGCAGGTTTAAGCCCTGCCGACTACGGTCATGTTCGGTTCGAGTCCGACTCGGGGGACCACCATATATGAAACCGGTTGAATTCCTCACCGATGTGGATCACTACAATACTCCCCTCGGTGCACAAATGGAAGCACGGACAGAGAAAGACCTCATCATCACTGATGGAGAACATCAGTATGAAGTGTTGTCTTATTATTTCACCACTAAAGGCATGTGCCTTGACATTCAACGGAAGAAAGAAAAGTAAATGAAACTTATCCATGTTAGAGGTCGTACCTACGATCTGTTCCACGATACCAACAACCCGTCGCCTACCGGTTTTGAAGTGCATACGCGCTTCGAGGTCGATCATCGCTACGAGGACAACGGCCGGGTTCATTTCGTTTCTGGTGAGCCCCTAACCCAAGGGGTTGTTCGTAAGATCCAGCGTGGTCTGGAATTTGGTGTGAAAGTAAAGGAGATTTAAGTGAACACTCTTTCTTGGTTCCTATATTTGGCTGATGTACTTCCCAACGTCAGTAAGCTTTTGCTAATTTTTGCCATTATTGGTGGGATTGCTTCTCTTGTTCTTTGGCCACCAAAAACCATAGCTCTTTTAAATATTCTTTTTTGTTTCCTGTTTTTCCTTTCTGGACTGATTCCAAGCAAAGACACGTTCTATGCCATTGCGGCGTCTGAATTGGGAGAACAAGTCATTGACTCTCCAACCGGACAGCGAGTGAAGCAAGCTATTGAAGCTTGGATTGAACAACAACTTCCTAAGCAGGCAAAATGAGCACTACTTCTCGGCGCGTTTGCGCTCAATTCCGTAGTAACCGTCCCTCCAGAACGCGGTCCAGTAAGTCCCGCTCGTATGTGGCAGTACCTCCGCCCGACGGGTTGGCCTGGTGGTGATCCAGTGAAGAATGGTTACCGTCCTGGTAGCAAGAAATAAAGGAAAGTTATGCCCTGCGCTGGACCGAGCGAATACGAAATTCTCCGAATGGAACGTGCCTCCAATCATAGAAAATTAGGTAAGGCATGGAGTAATTCAGAGTTTGCGGAAAATGTAGCATGTGCCTATACTGCATATGTACGTCATGGTACTCTTTTGCCAGATTGGGCAAAACGTTGGTCAGACGAACATGAGCGAAAGGATGCTCTTAGAAAACAAGCGGAAAAAAATAAAAAACAAGAAGAAATTGATGCAAAACTGCGTCAATACAATCAATTAAAGAAAGAACTTGGAATAAAGTAATTTTATGTCTGCAAAGATTCAATGTAAGTGTGAAAGCAAGCACCCAGGTGATGCGGCCTCTTTCCAAGACCGCCGCTATGGTAGTGGCGTTCGCATCGCAACTCCCACTGCTAAAGGAGACGATAAATCCCGTGATGTAAGATGTACTGTGTGTGGTAGTGTTCAACGTATTTCCAAATCCAAACTCGATTGAGGAATGATATGAAATTTGTGTATGATGATGGCGACCTAGACGACGATATGCGAATCTATAATGATTTAGAAGAATTTCTAGATGATTGGAATCTGAGTCTCAATAACGACAACTGGTGCTATTTATATCAATTAAATGGTACTCAGGAAATGCCTAGTGAATATGTTGCTGAGGCACTTAACTTTATCGTTCGCGCGCTGATCAAACAAGGTGCTGAGCGTGACGGATTAATTCAATTCTCCGTAACTGATAAAGAAACCAATTATCAAGAGTGGCTGGATGCCATCAGTGGTGTTCCTGGGCACAGTATTCTAACGATCAACCGTACAGGCCCCGCCCGGACGGTGTACCTCTGTACTTTCCCTCTTTCTCCTACTCTGTAATTAACCTCAAGGACGATCATCATGTCGAAGCAATTTAAGCCCTTCTATGTTCATGTCAATTTCAACAAGCCCGGTCCTCTGGAAGGCCGTGTTTTCCGTGCTGCAACGCTGCTCATTTCTCCTGATGAAAATGAGCAGATGTGTAAAGTTCAAGTTGCTGTGTGTAGCAAGAAAGATGAGTTTGTTAAGCGCATGGGCCGTGACTATGCGGCAAAAGCTCCGGCTCAACTGACCAACAAGCGGGCGCTGCCTGGTCTGGTGGCTGATGTAGCCAACAGCTGTGATAAGTTTAAGCGTTTTGCTGGCTACGATTTCAACTATCTGCTGAGGAATTTCCTGTAATGAGTTTCTCAAAGGTGTCGGGCATTCCTCCTATGAGGATGCCCCCCCTTCCCCCTGTAAAAAAACCACAAGTAGTGGTGCCTTCAAAGATTCTTTATTTGCCTCCGGCAAAGCCCCAAAAAGAACAGAAAATCAATATTGCCTCTGGTGAAGATGTTTACGCATCGTTTGAATAAAGTAGAGACTGCTGTCTACACGCCGCCCTCGAATAGGGTGTACTTCAACGACAGTAATCTAGCGACCCCACGCTTAGGGGGAAAATATGTAACCGCTCAGGAAAAACGGGATATCTTACGAGAAGTCCTAAAGATTCCGAGTAATATTTGGTTTGACGAAAAATGTGTAGCCAATAACGGATTTCAATTCGTTAATGGAACCTCATCCGCAGGCACATATGGATCTTTCGTTGATTATGAAGAAGCTCTGAAGAAAATTGGGGAAATGTGGCCGGTGGGCAGCAAAGCAACTACTTGGGTTGGTGCTCATAGGACCGCAAACTACGACCCAATTAAGTTTGGTCATGTTGTTGTAATGGGTTACCAAACCCGTTATGTCGATCTGACTTATGACACCGACCATAGTGTAGCTGGTGTGTCGGCACCAAGATATAAGGCAAAACCGCTCCTCATTTTGAGTTTGAGTGGATCTGACGGCCAGCGAAGTCTTACTCTACGATTTACCTCTGAAAAGGATATTTATTTACTGGATCAAGAGGAACTAGCTAAAATCTCTGCTTACGCAGAACAACATCCGGAATACAATGTACGTCTACAGGATGACATCAGCTATGCCAGAAAGCTCATCGATTTCTATTTCAGGGAAAAAGCGAAAGGCTTTCAACAGGCAGTTGAATTCTATCAAGAACAATCTGACAGAGGGCTCCCCAATTCAGGTGAAGGGTCTTAAAGGCGAGTGTCTAGTCTTACGCATTGAGACAGATATAAATAAGATCAATTGGACAGAAACAGGCGCGCCAGCTTTCATCGGCATTATGACGCCTGCTGGGCGAGAATACTTCATTGCCCCAAGGCAAATTGAAAGAATTTTGAAATGAAATATCAACATGGTATTATGGAAATTTCTAATGGGGGTTTTGTTCCCACAGGAATTGCCTACCCCGCTGTAAGTTTTAAAGAAGAAAAGCTTCTTAAGCCTGTCTTCTTTACTGACCCAGCGCAGCGTGACGCTGAATTGGAAGCAATGACTTCTGCTTATCCGGGCAGAACGTTTGTGTCTTTCGATCTGAAGCAACTTGCTTTCACTGAACCGGGTAAAAAGAACATTCTAACCTATAGTGCCGATGGCCTAATCAAATGAAAAAGACTCTTTATTCTGCGCTCTGGCGCGACTTCCATCCTTTCGATCTGTATCTGGGTGATACGGTTGCATATAAGACTGTGCGGAGTCCTAACGACTTCGATGGTCCTGGTATGCTTATTCTTCATGGCGGTGAAGACGTGGCCCCCGAAATCTATGGGAAGCCACGCAGCCGCGCAACTGGTCCGGCGAGTAGCCGTGATGATCTTGAAGTTGCGCTGGCACGCGCTGCACAAGCGAAGGGTATTTCTGTATTTGGTATTTGCCGCGGCGCTCAGCTAATGTGTGCGCTGGCTGGTGGGTATCTGATTCAGGATGTCACCAATCATTCAGGCTCCCGACATACCATCAAAACCTCTGATGGTAAAGAACTGCTGGTCAACAGCATTCACCATCAAATGCAGGCACCATGGGGGGTCGATCATGAGCTGCTGGCTTGGTCCCCGAGGCGGTCCAAATATTACGACGATGGAGGTGAAATGGTTGAGGTTCCTTGTGAACCCGAGGCTGTTTGGTATCCGGGTCTTGGTATGGGTGTTCAGTGGCATCCTGAAATGATGAATGCAGATGCTGAAGCCAGTCTTTGGATTCGAGATAAGCTCCTAGAAAAGAATGTACTCTGAACAAACAATTCAGGATCTATTTGCCCATCCTGGAATAACTACCGGACAACTTTTCTCAGCTTGTTGTGGTGTAGGGGTTTTAGGTAGAAATTCGTCTTTTTCGGCGTTTAAAGAAACTTATGCAGCAAGTCTTTCCACTTATTTAAACGCTCCGAAAGACAGTGTAGAAAAAACTATTGCTTTTAAGGCTGTTAATAGGTTTACTACAAGAAATATAGACTTTTATTTAAACTGTAGGGAAAAAAGTAGATTAAATGAAATTAAAGAATTTCGAGAGTATTATGACTCTCGATATCGTGGTATTTTGGGGTCTGCAACGGACGAAAAAATTGAAAGTGCTGAGTACAGTATGTATATGTATCAGCGGCGCGGGTGTAACTTACTTTTTCCTACTGGGCATTATGTAGAAGACAACGAAAATAAACGAGCGAAAGAATACTACGATAATTGCACGGATCTACGACCTTGGGATGCTGCAGGCCGCCCAAATGAGACGTTTGAACTCTGTGATGGAATTAGTCTAAAGGCATGGAAAATTGAAGGGAAGAAGTTTAAACCATTCCCCAAACAAAAAGCCCTAAACTTTTGTGCATTAAGTGATGTTTTTGGTGGATATCCTTCTAATCCTACCTGGGGTAAATGGCGTGCGCCATCTTTAGTAGTAATTCCCAGTAGTGTAGGCTGGAAACATCCTGATAAATCAGATGGTTATGTCCAATGGTGGGATGTTTTAGAAAAATCTGGAAAAGTTTTGTGGTATGATGACTATTCTAACCACAACTATCCTTCTCAAGGTGATAAATTGCGTTTTGTTCTTGTTCAAGGTGAATAAATGAAACTTACTCTTGGTTGTGATCCTGAACTGTTCCTGGCCGACGCCGCCGGTGCTGTTCATTCGTGTATTGGTCTGATCGGTGGCACTAAGGCTGTGCCTGCTCAACTTCCTCTTGGTGACGGCTATGCTGTTCAAGAAGACAACGTGGCCGTGGAATTTAACATTCCTCCGGCTGGTAGTCGTGAAGAGTGGGACAGTTCTATTCAAAAGACCATTGAGTTCCTGCAAGCTTTTACCAAGGAACAATACGGGCTATCTTTCAGCAACCTATCAGCCGCTTTGTTCCCGGAAGATCAGTTGGATAATCCGGCCGCTCAAGCGTTTGGTTGTGAACCAGACTACGATGCTTGGACCGGCAAGATGAATCCAAAGCCCGAGGCCGCTGATAAGCGCCTGCGTTCTTGTGGCGGACATATTCATATTGGTCTAGGCAAAGTGGATGCTGCTACCGCTGAGCGAATGGGCCGACTTATGGATCTTTATGCCGGTGTTCCCAGTGTTCTCATGGACAATGGGGAACTGCGTAAGGAACTGTATGGTAAGCGTGGCGCTATGCGCTATAAGCCTTATGGCATGGAGTATCGAACTCTGAGTAACTTCTGGGTTCTTTCTCCGGAAACCCGTAATTGGGCTTGGGATGCTACTCATCAAGCAGTGGAGGCACTGCAACAGGGGATGGATGTAATGTCTCTTGATCAGCAAATTGCTGAGGCAATCAATAACAACAATAAGGCGGTTGCTATGTCTCTTGTGAAGGACTATTCTTTGAAGGTGATTTAATGGGACTTATTCGTTACAACAGTGAGACTGCTCCTGATTGGGAGCAGCGCTACGTTGGCTGCTTTGGTTTTCTACATAAAACTGGACAACCTAGAAAACTGATTAGGTTTCTAAACGCAGATAACTCTACCGCTGAGTTTAGCGAAGAAGACGGACTGACGCAGCATGTGGTAGTCAACAGTGCTATCTCTTTTGAGTTTCCTACATTGGAAAGACGCTGGTGGCCGACTGAGAAGGGGTCTCCAATTCTTACTATTCGTCGGCCTCGTCGCCAGTGGCGACGTGGTATTTCCTCGGATAACTGTTATTTTTCTTCTCTTTCAGGAGATGTCCCTCTTACCTTTAGTCCAGGTTTTGAAAACCTCAAGACGATTTTCTTCCCTCCCGATGTTCCATCTGACAGATATCTTAGTCCTGCTTTTGCCCTCAGTGAAAATAACACTATATTCTTTTTCGACATTCCTATTGGGACGATTGATCCAACTAAAAAGCTAATTTTAGTTAGCAAACTTTTTATGCAAGAAGTATTTGATGTGGTTAAGAGACTTCCTCGATTCCAAGATTTCAAGGTGGTTGAAAATGCCTAAGACTATTCTGGAAATTTTTGGCTTGACCAAAGTTAAGGAAGGTAGATATTCTGCTTATCCTGTGGCTGATAAACCAAAAAATGATAAGCTCTTCTTTGGTGTAGAACTAGAGATTGAGAATCTTGACGATGAGCGCTCGCTGAATAGCTATGCTGTTCCTGGTATCTCTATCAAGGAAGATGGTAGTTTGCGGGGGTACAATGCAGAGTTTGTTACTGCCCCTGTGAATCGTGCTACTCTTGCACAACTACTGGAAGCTTTTTACAAGAGGGGTCAGTTTACGGAAAAGAACTTCACTGAACGGTGCAGCGCCCATGTGCACATGAATGTGCAGGACGTTACTTTTGAAGATTTGAACTGTCTGTTTATGCTGTATCAAGTCTTTGAAAGAGTCTTGTTTGCTTTTGTGGGGGATGAACGAGATAAGAATATTTTCTGCGTTCCTTGGCATGACACTTCTATTACAGCAGGCGCCGTTTTCTGTAGTGTTGACCCACAAGTGTGTGCTGCAAAATGGATGCAGTGGGAAAAATATACTGCATTGAATCTCACCAGAATGCGGGATTTAGGTACTATTGAGTTCCGCCATTTGGCTGGACAAGTAGACTATACTAAAATCTTGGTTTGGTGTGATATTTTGGCAGCGATGCTGCTGTATGCCCAAACAGTCAATAAAGATGCTTTACGAGAACGTATTCTTAGCCTGAATACTAGCAGTGAATATAGAAAATTCTTTGCTGAAGTTTTTCGTGATGTACCTCTTTTCCTTGGCCAAGCGCTGTCTACTATTACTCTCGAACGAGATATGGAGCATGGGGTAATGGCGCTGAAATACAATGTGGCTAGAGAAATGAAGGCGGTTGTAGATACCAGGAAGCCGAAGCCAGCGCGCGGATCGAAATTCTATGATATTTGGGCGCAAGGTGCGCCTCTTCCTACAACTGGTAATGCAGTAAATCCTATCCCTGTGAACACACAGACTATCCTTCCGCCAGCAGCAGCACACGTGTTCAATAATGAGTGGGTTGCAAATACTATTGCTCAAATTCAAGCTCAACAAAATAACGGTTAATTATTATGTGTGGTATTGTTGGAATTATTCCTAAGTCTAAGGTTGGTTTTTCTACTGATGAGCGTGATGCGTTCATGGATGGTCTTTACATTGACGCTCTACGCGGTACTGATGGTACTGGTGTCATGTATGGGAGAAACAATGGTGAAACTGTGATTATGAAGGAAGCCTCCCCGGCGTGGGAATTCCTTGGTAAGCCGGAAGCTAAAACCATGTCTCAGGAACTCTTTGGTAATAGTCGGTGGGCCTTTGGGCACAATCGTGCTGCTACCCGAGGAGTCAAAAAGGATGAAAATAGCCATCCTTTCATCGTGGATAATCACATTGTTCTCCTTCAGAATGGTACTTATGTGGGTGACCACAAGCATCATAAGAATACTGAGGTGGATACTGAAGCAGTTGCTCACGTTATTGCAGAACATCCCGGTGAACTGGAAACTGCTCTACAAAAAATCAATGCAGCCTATGTATTGGTTTGGTGGAATGATAAAGAAAAATCCCTAAACATTATCAGAAACCACGAGCGTCCTTTGTGGTGGACTGAAGATACTTTAGGTTCGTTGTTTTTCTTTAGTGAGTGGGGTATTATGTATGCCGCCTGCGACCGGCACGACATTAACTTTAAACACGCACCGAAGGAAGTCCCTGTTGGTACTCACATTAAATTTGATTTTTCTGCTGGTCCGAGGGAAGACTACACGATAACCAAAACCAAGCTGGATATTGCCTATAAGGGCACTGTCCGCCCTTTTGCGGTACAGGTATGGCCCCAGCAGAGTCAGAGTGGTGGCAAGAGTGGAGAGAGCACCTCGGGGGCTATTACTGAACACACCAGTTCTTTTCGTAAAGTTACCAGTAACGGACTACAATTCTATGGTTTCGAAGAGGGCTACCACACAATCTCGGCCCTCGACGCCAACCATATGTCAATTAGTTTCGGATTTGCTAAACACTTCCCAGGAATCACCCTCACCACAGATCAGCGTGACAAGATTAACGAAGCCCTCAAACAAGAGAATAACAAGCAAGTCATCATCCAATGGAGTGGATGGGAAATGGCGTCGTACAAAGACAACTGCAACTTCTTCTACCTCTATGGGTTTGTTCAGTCTTGTCATGGCATTACTGACCGTATTCCTGTGTACGCTGTGGTTAGGGGTAGCGTTGGGGAGGTAGAAGAGTATGTGAAAAACTACGAACTATTAGCCTCTTTAGGTAATCCTGTAATTACTAGAGGCCAAGGTGCCGATCCCAATATTCCTGTAATGTCGGCATGGCCGGTGAATCTTAGCAAGAACATGATTGATTGGTGTGTTAGTGGAGAAACTCATTATGCGAACTGATTTATTTATTGCTGTTAAGCCTGTTGGTTCTAAGTTTGCTAAGACCCTACAACAGGGTCTTCAAGCAAAGGGTCTTCGAGTTGTTAGATGTTCTCCGGAAAAAGGGGACGATCATCAACGCAGAGGTAAAAAGGTTTTTTATGTCACTAAGCAAACGCTGGACAAGGTGGAGCAATTCCGTAGTTTTAAGGAACATTCTGTTTCTGCACCAGCGTTTACTACTAATCGAAATGAAATTGGGGAGCTGGGCAGTAAAACTGTTTTTGCACGGACCCTTATTAACAGTACCTCTGGCAGAGGCATTGTCGAGTTTGACGTGGAGACTACACCTAATCCGCCTCAAGCTCCTCTCTACACGGCATATATTCCTAAAAAGGCAGAATACCGAGTCCATGTGTTTAATGGACAAGTAATTGACGTTCAACAAAAGAAGAAAAAGCGTGACTTTGCTGAGGATACTCGGGACACTCATATTCGTAATGTTTCTAATGGTTACGTCTATACTCGTAATGGTGTTGTCCCCCCTACTGGTATTAATGAACTTGCCTGCGCAGCAGTTGCGGCTGTGGGTTACCAGTATGGTGCAGTTGACATCATCTATAATGAGAAACGTGATAAACTCTATGTTCTCGAAGTAAACAGCCGCCCGGGTCTAATGGGAACTACCGTGGATAAGTATGTTGAAGCTCTGGAGAAACTTGTATGAAAATCGAAACTAAAAGCTGGATTCTTCCTCCTAATGCGTCTGCGCCTAAGAAACAAGATTACGAATTTATTCGTAGTACTACTAAAGAAGAAGCTCTTTCGGCTATTGAGTATTTTTTTACTGAAGTCGGTGGCCGTGGCCTTAACTATGCCATTACGGTAAAAGTTGAAGATGAGTATTTAACTTATTGGATGAAAAACATGCCGTGTTATGGCGGCTTGTGTAAGTATAAAGTCATTCATGGGGAAAAATACTCAATGAATTCTTATTTCCCAAGCGATTTTCCTCTTGTGTTCCCTGATGGAGAAATTGTTTATATTTCTTTACCTTACGGGGAAAATCACAGACAGAATAATCCAGTGTATTGGGACTGGGCTCTTTCTCAAGAGTCCCCGTGGGTGTCTGGTATAGGTAAAGAAGGCTCTTTCATTGTAAAGAAAAATTTCTTTATCTTAACTGATATGAACACTGATCCAACAGTGCTTTACCACCTACTTAAATTCTCTGGGATAACTGGTGGTATGTTCCGTCTTCCGTGGTATTGGACTTATGATGATCCTAGAGCCTACTATGTAGCTTATGGTCATACCCTAGACAAACGTAGATTTGCGGCTAAAGCCCCCATTAAAATCTCTGGTGGTACTTGGGCAGAAGGCTACGGATATACCAGACCGTTTAATGAGTATGTGTTTGGTACATCTATTCCCATGAGTGTACAAGACATGATGTCTTTGCCTGATGGATATAACTCCAAGGTTGGAGTCATTGAGACTGATTATTTCAATGAAGTTATGAAATCCCTGGGAGTTGAGATTCTTGAAAAATCAAATATTTTCATGAAGAAGGCTGGTCAAAAGCAAGTTCCAGAAACCCTTCTCTTAGAAGCTTGGGATATTTTTAAGAAACAAGGAGAAGAGCTGTATGGGAATGCATAAGAGTGGTCGTAACGACACTAAAACTCCTGGGGCCAGTGTTACTCTCCAGAAAGAAAAACAGCCTTGTCAACATAAATGGTATCCGTTATTTTCGTCTCACAATAATGAATTTAGTGGTGCTTGGCGTTGTGAAAAATGTAACAAACAAGTATGGGGCTCTCCGGAATGAATAAGAAAGATAAAACTCTTGCTGATTACATTGCTAGAAAGCATGAAGACATAAGTTTTCCAAAACAAACTCCTCCGGAAAAGAAGAAGCTTACGTTTGAGGAATGGTATGTTCAGTCCGGTTGGGCTGGTCGTCATGCTGAATGTTGTTCTGGCGACGATGCTGATTCAGTCAAATATATTATGAAATGTTCTTGGAAAGCAGCACAGGAGAATATTTAATGTGGCGAATTTTTAACATACTATTTGGGTGGGACTATGTTTATTGGGAAAATTCTTGTGATCACGGAATTTCCCGGGTTTATAAATCCCCTGATGGTACTGTTTGGTTTTATAGGTATAAAATAACTAAAGTAATTGATACTATTAATTCTGAAGGTAAAACAAATCGGTTTCACCCTCCTGTTGTGTGGCTAACATGTCGTCCTGATAAATATCTAGGAGAAAAGTAATGCGTTGTGTATGCTGTAATCGAAATTTAAATGATTATGAATCTACTCTACGTCATGCAGAGACGAGAGAATTTCTAGATACTTGTCTTAAATGCTTGGAGGGAACTGGTATTCCCACTATTGGTCGAGACGATTTGTCTGAATTTGATAATGTAGAAGATGATTTAGAATCTATTCAGGAAGATGATGATGAAGTATCTTAAACAACGTTATGAAGGTGATCTGCCTTGTTCCTGCTGTGGAATGATTATTAATCGGAATTCCGGAGGCACTGGCGGTGCTGGCCCTCGTGGAAAATATGGCATTAAAGTATCTGAAGGTGCTCTTGGAAAACAAATAGATACTAAAAAAGAATGTATTGTCCATGTTGAAACTAGCCAAGGCCCACTTACTGTTCATATTAAAAAAGGTTATTAATGTTTACTGACTACAGTGTTGCCGACTGGGTATGGAATGAATGGAAAAAACCTCTTCGTTTCACTATCCCAAAAGAGTTTAAAAACGATCACAAAGCTGGCGGTCTTCTAGTTTTTTCTATGGAATATGGTCAGGAGAAAGAATATAAATTTTTCTTAGAAAATACCCCAAAGAAGGGAATAAAGATTCTTTATGTGTCACCTTTAGCACGTAATATGAATTACGACAAAAAGGACGGGCATAATATCTTGGTAATCTTTGAGAAAGAAAATGACGTTAGTTGATTTGTCTAGTGGACAGTCTTTTTGTTCCTGCTGTGGTTCTGAATTCTTTGATGGCGAACGAGATATTGACGAAGTGCAGGGAATTATGTTAACCACAAACATTAATATTGAGCCTTGGCACCCACACCAAGTAAAAACTATTGTGGAAACTCCTCATGGTCCTTTAGGTGTGTTTATTATTTCTACCATGACGGATGATGACATCGAACGACAAGGTCGTGGATATCAAGAAGATGAATATGGAGACGAAGAATGGTAAAGAATTATGCAACTTACCATTTTATTAAACACGAATGGGGAAAGTCTTTTAGCTTTCATAAAGATGCTTTAAGCAAACCACATACAGGAATGCTTATTTTTGGGCCTGATCAAGAAAGCTACTATGATTTTTTCGTAAATAATTATCCGGGAAAAATCTTATTTATTTCTCAGCCAGCAGTGAACATGTCTCCAGATCATGGGACTTATCCAAGAAATGTTTTAGTAATTTTTACCAATGAAACAAGTGAAAAAACGCACTCGATGCCCGATGTGCGTATCCCGTGGAAAGGACTCAAGTGGGGATAATTTAGTACATTATTCAGATGGTAGTGCACATTGCTTTGCCTGTGGCTACCATGAGAATGGACCCTTTACTCCATTTAAAACAAAGGAAATACCCAATGACTCAAAAGTGTTACCTGCTGACTTCTCCAGAGAAGTTCCAACAAGAGCGTGGAAATGGCTCCTCCAATACGGACTCTCCTACTCCTACTGGAAAGAACGTGTCGGCTATTCTGAAAAAGAAGGAAGACTCTACATACTCATGGGAGATCCCAAGAGTCCAACCTTTAGCCAAGGACGACTCATCGACGAAGACAGAGGAGGAAAAAAATGGTTCACAAGGGGTCGATGTCACGACTCAGTTGAATGCGTTTCACTGGCCGTTTCCTCCCCAGTGTCGGTGCTAGTTGAAGACATAATTTCTTGTCATAAAGTAGGACAAGTTGCTGAGTGTGTGTGTCTTTTTGGCACCACAATACATCCAGCCCACACATATTTTTTACGAGACGGAAGTCAGCGTCCAATAGTTTTGTGGCTTGATGAAGATCAAAAAGGATTTGTGGCTAAAACAGTAGCAAAACTCCAGCTACTTACAAACAGACCTGTCCTTACGATGTTCACAAAAGATGATCCTAAATCGTGTACGTTAGAAACAATTAAAGAACTTTTATTATGAAAATTGGTGACATTGGTTATGCATATGAAAAAGGTCTTCACATTATTGAAGACATTACTGATGGTTGTGGTTCTGGTAAATGCATTCATCTTCGTAGAGTTTTAGATTCTAGATACAATAAAAGTAAAGGAAAAAGTATGTGTGACAGTGCCTACTGGATTCCTACTACAAAGGAAGAAGTAAAAAGATTGATAGAAAATTACACTAAAGAAGCTCTTAAAAATGTGGAGGAACTTCTCTGATGAAAAATTTTTTCTTAAACAGAATTGTTATCGCTGTACTTATGCTAACTGTGGGCTTAGCAGAAGGATGGTGGCTTGGAAATCGTCAGGGCTTTGTACAAGGGGTTGACTTCTTGTTCAATCAGTGCTACAATGTTGGTGGTGTTGTCTTGGATGAGAGACATGGGAAGGCCTACGCTATGCTGTGTGGCCCCCTAGGTGAGTTCCCAAAGGAAGAACTACCCCCTCTTGACAAGAAGGAAGACATGTGGTACAATAAAACTATTAATAGTATTTAAGGAGTTATTATATATATTCCAGAATTATCTTTAATTAAAATATTATGTAATAAAGATATTTATGATCTTTATATAGATTCTTTAGATATTAAATATATCAAAGAAACTTATAAAGAACTTTATTATATTTATGTGTGTTTAGGGAATCTATTACATTCTGTTGAAAGAAGTGTTACCCTAGACGAACTGCAAGCATCATTCTTCACTCAGTACCCAGACGTAGAAAAAGACACCTACCTCGATCTGTTTAATCGGCTTCAGGCCGAAGATATTGGTGAGGATGTAGCCAAGGGTATGCTGGATGCCATTAGGCGGCGCAAAGAGGCTTTAAAGCTCTCTGAGACACTGTTCAGCATTAGCCAAGGCCATGATGTTAAGCCAGGATGGGAAGACAACCTAGTTAAGTTCTTAGACAACAAGGACGATCATCAAGATGAAATTAGAGTTGTTTCCACAAACCTTGAAGAACTTGTAAATGAAACCTACCAACAACAAGGACTCCGTTGGAGACTTGAATGCCTTAATCGCTCGCTTGGAAGCCTGCGAAAAGGAGACTTCGGATTTATCTTTGCAAGACCAGAAACAGGTAAAACCACGTTCCTTGCCTCAGAACTATCAGCGTTTCTTGGACAATCGATGGAGGGACGTATCCTATGGTTGAACAATGAGGAACAAGGTAGCAAGGTGATGCTTCGGGTATTCCAAGCATATTTTGGAGTACCATTAAATGTTCTTTTAAGCAATGTAAAACGATTTAACGACGAGTTTAACAAGCGCACTAATGAGAGGTTCATTATGATTGATGAGGCCTCCTTGAGTAAGCGAGACATTGAACTCCTCATTAAAAAGTATCAACCTATTGTTACTGTATACGATCAAATTGACAAAATTAAAGGATTTTCTAGCGACAGAGAAGACTTGCGACTTGGATCTATTTACCAATGGGCTAGAGAACTGGCTAAAAATAGCCACGCAGCCATCGGTGTATGCCAAGCTGACGGAACAGCAGAAGGTGTACGTTACCTCACTATGGAGCACGTTGCCAACGCTAAAACTGCTAAGCAAGCTGAAGCAGACTGGATTCTAGGTATTGGTAAAACGCACGATATTGGACAACAAAATGTCCGATATCTAAACATTAGCAAAAACAAATTGTTTGGTGATCCTGATAGTGATCCCCAATTGAAGCATGGACAATTTCAGGTACTTATTAACCCGTCCATTGCTAGATATGAAGATGTTGTAACTTACTCTTGAAAGAAAAATATGGAATACATTACTGTTCGTGTTAAGTTTCCCACTGGCGCTGCTACTTATGATTATGCAGCCCCTAAAAATTTTGGTATTTGTGTTGGTGATCAAGTGCTGGTAGATTCTATGTCTGGTAAAACTTGGACTACTGTAGCGGAAGTTCTTCAATCAGTGACTTCAAAGACTACTCGTGGGATTATTGGGCACATGAGAGATTGTTCTGCTGTAGACAAGTTCTTTAAGGAACGTCAAGTTCAAAGACAACTTGCACTTGTGGAAGTCAATAAGATTTTGGAAAAGCAAAAGTATGCAGTTGCAGCCGCAGCTGATCCTGTGCTGGGAGCGAAGCTAAAGGAACTTGGTCTTCTGTGAACACAATAACCCTTGATTTTGAAACAAACACAAAAAATAAAGGACACCCATTTACCCCAGGAAATTACCCTGTAAGCTACGCTGTGAAGGTCAACGATGAAGAAACCACTTTTCACTATTTTACAGAGCCGGATTTCAAATCCAATTTACGTAAGAAACTGGCTAACTGTAATTTACTTGTTGGTTTTAATGTTAAGTTTGACATTCACTGGCTTTGGAACATGGGACTTGTTCTTCATCCTGACTGCGACGTGTTTGATTGTCAGATTGGAGAATTTATCCTTACTGGACAACAGACTCCTTATGGTAGTCTTAACGAGGCTCTGGAGAGTTATAACCTTGGGTCCAAAGATGACGCTGTTGCGGAGTATTGGAAGCTGGGAATCGATACAAAAGACATTCCAGAAGATGTTCTAAAAACTTACAATATTCGGGATGTTGATAGTACATACGATTTATTCAGAACCCAATGTGATTTAACTGATGAAAAACAACACAGACTCATCCTTCTTGAAGGACGAGATTTACTTTGTCTTGCCGCAGCAGAACGACATGGAACGAAGTTTGATGCTAACGGGGCGAAATTGGCGCTGGAGTCATACCATCGCCGGCTTATGGAACTGGACGAACAGCTTTGGCAATTCGTTCCAGAGCCAGCCAAGCCCTACTTTAACTGGAACTCAGGAGACGACCTGAGCGTGTTGCTCTACGGTGGCTATAGAGATTATGATTTCTGTACGGAAGTACCATCAGTATATAAAAGCGGTGAGAAAAAAGGACAAGAGTACACAAAAAGGTCCTGGTCTACGTTACGAGTGGACTACACTCAACGGTTTGCACCTATTGCGAACTCAGAGGTTAAGAAAACTCGGGATGTTAAAGATGCACCAGTCCGCTTTTTCCAAGTTGATGATCCGACGCTCAAACAGCTTAAGGGTGGTGATAAGGAATCGAAGAGGCTTGTGCAACTCCTCTTATCGCGTGCAAAGGATGCAAAGGTGGCTGAAATGCTTGAGCAATTTCTGGGATGCTTCGAAAAATGGGGATGGACTGACAACCTAATTCATAGTCAGTTCAACCAGACCGTAGCGCGTACCGGCCGATTGAGCAGCAGCAACCCTAACATGCAAAATACTCCTCCTGAACTAGATGCGTTTTTAATTAGCAGATATGATTGTTAATGCTGACGTAAAAGGCCTAGAAGTTGTATGTGCAGCCCAATTGAGCGGAGACAAGGTGCTCCGCCAGGAAATCATTGATGGTGTAGATATTCATGCAGAGAATCAAAAAGCTTTTGGACTACCTGCTCGGGTCATTGCAAAAATCTTTAAGTTTCGTCTTATTTATGGCGGAAGTGCTTACAGTTATGCTCATGACCCAGACTTTATGGGTGTCTCAAGCTCAGAAAAGTATTGGCAAAAAGTAATTGATGCTTATTATGAAAAATACGCAGGAATTGCAGTATGGCACGGAGAGCTTCTCGAAACAGCCATGCGACAAGGATTTATTGAAATCCCTTCGGGGAGACATTACAATTTCAGTCCTACTCGCAATGGCTGGGGCCAAGCTCGATGGCCGCTTACCACCATCAAGAACTATCCCGTACAAGGATTTGGTGCAGACCTAGTAAAGCTAGCTAGAGTGGACTTTTGTAGACAACTAAGAGACAGTGGAGTGGAGGGGCTGTTCATTGGAACCATTCACGACTCTCTCATAGTTGACACGCCGAAAGAAAACTGCTATACTATTAGTACCATGTTAAAAAGTGCAATTGAAAGTGTTCCAGCTCTTGTGAAAGAGTGTTGGGGCTACGACTTCAGTCTTCCTCTCACTTGTGAGATACAGGCAGGTCCTTCTAAAGCACTTCTAGAAGACATTTAAACACAGGGAACTGTTCCACCCAGCGGACTGTAAATCCGTTGCCTTCAATTGGGTGGTGGTTAGGCGGATGGTTCGATTCCTTCAGTTCCCACCAATTTGCGGGTATGGTATAGAGGTTGTGCCGTAGCCTTCCAAGCTTCAGAGGCGAGTTCGAGTCTCGCTACCCGCTCCATTATTTAAGGAAATAAATGCCATTTAATATCACTGTTCAAGACGTAGATGTTACTAAGCCAGAAGGTAAAAAGTACTTTCAAGCTAAGGTTACCTATACCTACAAGGGTACAAACAAAACTACTAACATTATGGATTTTGCTAATCCCCAAGTATTTCGGGATATTCAAAATCTAAAGGGACAGGAAGTTACTGTAGAAACTGGTAAGAATGATAAGGGATTTGACATCTGGACAAAGGTGTATCCTGCCGGTGATGCACCAGTACGTAGTGCTGCACCTGCTCCACAAAAGGCAGCAAGTACCTATGAGACAGCTGAAGAGCGCGCTAAACGTCAGATTATGATTGTGCGACAAAGCTCTCTAGAACGTGCTACGGAGACTCTCTCTCCTGGTTCTAAGGGTCCTCTTGATCCAAATGCTGTTATTGGTCTTGCCAAGATTTATGAAAGCTATGTTCTTGGTGTAGATGAAATCTTGGAAAAGAACTAACAATTTCGATTACGTAAACCGGAAGATGAAAGATAAATACAATTTTTCTTTCCATTTACGTATGGTTGGGGACTGGGTTGAAACCGGTCCCCTTTCTTTAGAAGATAGAAAACGTATTGTCAAAGCTGCTCATATATGGGCATATCGTAAAAAGTATCAAGTAAAAACAGAAGTTATTGGTGCTGACGATGGCTTTGGAATTAAAATATATCTAAAGGCAAAATATAGATGAGTTTCCGTATTGCAGCTAAGGCTGCTGAGAGGAGTAAGTTTGAAAGATATCGACTCGGGGCAGTCGTGGTTAAAGGTTCTAGAGTCCTTTCCACGGGTTTTAATGACTGCTCTTACAATGGAATTACCAAAACCAGAACTACTCATGCTGAAGAAGCTGCTATTACAAAACTTCTTCGAGCGCGGCGTTTCTCAGATTTGGTGGGTTCCGACCTTTATGTGCTACGCATTACTAAGGGTGGCCGCACTGCTCTCAGCAAGCCTTGCGACCGCTGTATGCACCTTATACGTAGTGTTGGAATCCGTACTGTTCACTACACAACAGATTCAGGAACTGGACAAAGTATCAGATGCATGGACTGATTGACGGGGATTTAATTGCTTTCCGATGTGCGGCTACTGCCGAACATGAAGAAGAGTACATTGCACATGCCAGAGTAAAGCATTTTTTAGATCGCCTTCTTCATGAAACTGGTGTAAAAACCTATGAAATATGGTTTAGTGGGAAAAACAACTTCCGGTACGATTTATTTCCGGAATATAAAGCAAATCGCATTGGAGGATACCGCCCAAAATGGGAAGAATCCACAAAGCAATTTCTCGCGGATACGGTGGGTGCTCAGTGGTTTGACCTCGCCGAAGCTGATGATGCGTTGGCTATTCGTCAAACGGAGTTAAAAGATGACTCAATTATTATCTCTATTGACAAAGACATGCGTCAAGTGCCGGGATGGCATTACAGCTGGGAACTTACTCGTAAAGAAGTTGTTACTAGACCAGCAGAAAAAGTTTATGTTACTCCTGAAGAAGGGCTTCGTAGTTTCTATACTCAGCTCATTGTTGGAGATACTGCCGATGGGATACCGGGTTGTCCCGGCAAAGGCAAAAAGGCTGCAACAGTCCTCCAAGATTTACATACAGAGCAAGAAATGTTCGAAACAGTAAGAGCTATGTATGATTGTGATGAAGCTATGTTACTGATGGGCCAAGTGCTTTGGCTTTGGCGTTATCCAGACAATGTATGGAAAGGGCATTTTGAGCAAGGAATGGACACAGGGGCGCCTTAACGCATTCATTATGAGCACTCTTCGTGCAGGGTCACGCAGGTGGCCGCCTAAATGGGACGCACTAGAAGAGGCGAAAACTGAAAAGAAACCAAACGCAAAAACGGGCCGACTAGCACAGCATTACAAGTGTGCTGGCTGTCAGGAGGAATTTACTTCTAAAGACATTGAGGTAGATCATATCGAGCCTGTAGTACCCCTAACAGGTTTTGTTAGTTGGGATAATGTAATTGAACGTCTCTTTTGTTCCAAGGAGAACTTGCAAGTGCTTTGTACTAAATGTCACAAAGCCAAGACAAAAGAAGAAAACAAACAAAAAAAGGATAACAAAAATGAAACTAGAAGTACCCGTGCGAAATGAAGATGGCTCCCTTGCATTCACTGCAATTATGAATGAGAAAGAAGTTCAAGCTGTCTTACAGTTTGGGTTAAACATGGCAACTGCTATGGGCATTACCTCACAACTGCTTTCCCCTGAAAACATTGTAGTTGAGGTTGATGAAGGAGCTTCTATTCAATGACCACTCATTTAGTTATCCCAGATGTTCAAGTTAAACCAGGACATTCAGTAGATTTTCTTAACCGATTAGGACAATACATTGTTGAGAAAAAGCCTAATACTATTATTTGCATTGGGGATTTTGCGGATATGCCTAGTCTTTCATCTTATGATGTGGGCAAACGAAGTTTTGAAGGACGACGGTATAAGGCCGACATTGAAGCAGCACATAAAGGCATGGAAGCGCTGCTGGAGCCACTCCAAGCGTATAACAATAAGATGCGCAAGACAAAGCATTCGCTCTATGTACCACGCCTTATCCTCACACTAGGGAACCACGAACACCGTATTGAACGAGTGGTTGAAGGAGATCCAAAACTAGAAGGAACTATTAGTCTCGATGATCTTAAATATGCTGATTACGGCTGGGAAGTGGTGCCTTTCCTTCAGCCTATTACTGTTGATGGGATTTGCTATGCCCATTATTTCACTTCTGGAGTACTTGGACGCCCTGTGGCTTCTGCTCGTCACTTGGTTCAGAAAAAGCATCAAAGTTGTGTCATGGGACATGTTCAAAACTGGGACATGCACCGTGAAGCACGAGCCGACGGATCACCGGTAATGGGTGTGTTCGTAGGTAGTTGTTATGAACATAATGAAGACTACCTAGGACCACAAGGAAATACCTATGATAGAGGCTTTTGGATGTTCCATGAAGTTGATGGTAAAGGTGGGTTTCAACCCATGTATGTAAGTCTTAAATATCTAGAAAAGAAATATGCAAGCTAATGATATTCAAATCGGTGGGGAACACTACAAACAATTTAAAGGGATGGAGCCTTGGGATGTTATTACAGGCTGGGGTCTTGGTTATCTAGATGGTACTGCATTAAAGTACATTGCTAGATGGAAACATAAAGGAGGAGTGGAGGATCTAAAGAAAGCCATTCATTTCCTTCAGAAAGCGGTGGAAGTATATGGACAAGAACAGCTTACTGGAAAAGCTACGGACCCTAGACGAACTGTATTTGATTGACCTCTTAGACATTTCCTCTGACGATATTTTAGACGTTTTTTATGACAGAATTGAAGAAAGACAAGCGTACATTGAAGCACAAATTGGAGAAGAATGAGGCATTTTCTAAAAACTTTGGAGAATCTATTAAATACCGTAGACGCGTCATTGCCGACATTGAGGCAAGACAAGAACGAGAAGATGCTCTAAGAGAAATGCAGGAAGAATCTCAACGACAAGGATGGTATAATGAGTCTAACAGATAAAGAGTATCGTTTGTGGTTAACTTCAGCATATAGATATTATTATGGAACTAAAGAGTCTGAGATGACTGATTACGAATGGGATATTATGGGTAAACGTATCATTCCAGAAGAACATATTGAGTTAAAAGGAACAAATTATGAGCCAGGACAGTCATTATTCTGGTTACCAAAAAACAAATATCCTGATTGGGCAAAAGAATGAAAATCGCTGAAATGTCTGTAGAACTCATTGACTATATGGGTAGTGACCTATCTGTAGTTAATGCTGCTAGAGTGAGTTTTGCTAAGGAAAGTGATTGGGATTATGACATTAAACATGATGGACGCTGTAATGAGCGTCTTCAAGAGAAAGACCAAAAACTCATTTCTTACCTTGCAAGACACAATCACTGGAGCCCGTTTGCTCATACCTCTCTCCAATTCCGAATTAAAGCTCCTATCTTCGTCGCCAGACAGCTTGTTAAACATCAAGTTGGAGGCGTCTGGAATGAGGTTAGTAGACGTTATGTGGATGATGAGCCAGAATTCTGGTTCCCTAAAGTTTGGCGTGGAAAGCCGGTAAATGCTAAGCAAGGTAGTAATGGTGAAGTAGAAATGGAAGCCCATATTACTCAAGGAGTGATGGACACTGTAGAGCAATGCTTGAGTGATTATCTTGGAATGATTGAGTTGGGTGTAGCTCCTGAGCAAGCACGAATGATCCTGCCTCAAAATACTATGACTGAATGGATTTGGACTGGCTCTCTTATGTTCTTTGCTCGTGTGTGTAAGCTTCGTTTAGATGCTCATGCTCAAGCAGAAACACAGGAAGTGGCTCAGATGATTAATGATCTTGTTCCTAAAGAGTTTGAACACTCGTGGAAAGCTTTAATGGAATGACTCCAGAACACTTAACTGACTTAGCTTCTCACCTCATTGCTGATATGCAAGCTGACTTACAGCTCATGAAAGAACATGGGGGTAGCTTACATGAGAAAGAAATTGATTGGTGTTTGGCACAACTACACCGAGACTTTCATTTTACAATTGAATCTTTAAAGGAATTTGCTAATGCTTGTGAACGAATCGGGGCAGACCGTCGCAGAATCAATAAATCAGAATAATTATCAAGAAGCTGTTAAGAGATTTCGTCTTCCTACTTACAATGCTGAGGCTGCTGTATTGGGATTACTTTCAGAAGCCGGTGAAGTGGCTGGTGTGTTTAATAGGCTTATTCGGGGTGATTTTACTCCTGACCAAGCTGCTTCTAAGCTGCATTATGAATTGGGAGACGTACTTTGGAACATTGCTGCTATCTGTAACGATAATGGATGGACCTTGGAAGAAGTAATGAAAAGTAACATTGAAAAACTTGCAGACCGTCAACGACGGAATGCTATTATTGGACAGGGTGATACTCGTTAATGCAAGTAAACAGATTTAAAAACAGCTTTGCAGCAAACACTTTTAGGAACAAATATGCACAAGGACCAAACGACTCCTGGGACGCCCTCGCAGACCGCCTTGTTGAGGATGTCTGTGGCTCTAGATGGGGCACCTTACCTGCGCTTATGTCAGACAGTGACAGGAGAGACTTGGCTCAGCACATTAAAGAAATGCGTTTCCTACCTGGAGGAAGATACCTTTATTATGCTGGAAGACCCTACAAAGCCTATAACAATTGTTATTTGCTACGAGCCGAAGAAGACACCAGAGAAGAATGGAGTGCTGTAACATGGAGAGCTATGTCTTGTCTAATGACTGGTGGAGGTATTGGGGTTGACTACTCTAGACTTCGCCCGGCTGGAAAGCCTTTGTCGAGAACTGGAGGCGTTGCTTCGGGGCCAATCCCTCTCATGTACGCAATCAACGAAATTGGCCGAAATGTTATGCAAGGTGGATCTCGCCGCTCGGCAATCTATGCGTCTCTCAACTGGCAACATGAAGATATTCCTGACTTCCTCAGAGCAAAAAACTGGAGCCAAGAGGTTCGAGAATCCAAGGCGAAAGATTTTAACTCGCCAGCGCCGCTTGACATGACTAACATTAGCGTCAACTATGATGACGCTGCTATGGAAGGCGGACTAGAGAATAACTCGACGTTCCGCGCGAATGTGCTGCAAGCCATGAGCACTGGAGAACCTGGGTTCTCTTTCAACTTTGGATCTAAACAAAATGAAACTCTTCGCAATGCCTGCACTGAAGTTACGAGCGAGGATGATTCTGACGTATGCAATCTTGGAAGTATCAATCTTGGCAATATTGCAAGTCTGGAAGAATTCAAGTCAGTCGTACAACTCGCTAGCAAGTTCCTTGTTTGTGGAACTCTCCGGGCCGACCTACCCTATGAAAAAGTCTATAAGGTTAGAGAGAAAAACCGACGGCTTGGACTTGGCCTCATGGGCATCCACGAATGGCTCCTCAAGCGAGGACAACAATATGAAGTCACACCAGAACTTCACGAATGGTTAAAGGTATATAGGGATGAAAGCAAACGAAGTGCCGATGAGCATTGTGACAGATTCTTCATTTCTAGACCAGTCGCCTATCGAGCGATTGCTCCTACTGGAACGATCGGTATTCTTGCTGGGACGACTACCGGTATCGAGCCTCTGTTCGCCGTCGCTTACAAAAGACGATATCTCACGGATGGTACAAAATGGAAATACGAGTACGTCGTGGACAGTACAGCAGACCAGCTCATTCGGGAATATGGACTAAATCCAGATAACATTGATACAGCCTATAAACTAAGTCATGACTATGAACGAAGAATCAAATTCCAAGCAGACATTCAAGATTACGTTGACATGTCAATCAGCTCTACTATCAACCTTCCTAAATTCGGATCGAAGGGGAATGATAGCGGAGATACAGAAAACTTTGCGAAAACGTTGGCCTTTTACGCACCACGCCTGCGAGGATTTACGTGTTATCCAGATGGAAGTAGAGGAGGTCAACCCCTCACCGAAGTTAGTTACTCAGAAGCCCTTTCCCATAAAGGGGTCGTCTTTGAAGAAAATGACATCTGTGACATCTCCGGTCACGGAGGCTCGTGCGGCGTTTGAAGACGGAATGCCGTTTCTAAGGAAAGATGATTGACAACTATTGCAGCAAATAAAGACACCATTGCGTGTGATTTGCAGTTTACCACTGGAACCATCAAACTCAAAGGTGGTTCCAAAATTACTGAAGTAGGTGGTACTATTGCTAAAGAACTCTTTGGTGTAGATAGGGTACTCATTGGTTATTGTGGTACAGCAGCAGAACTCGGAAATATGAATAGGTGGTTATCAAATCCAACAACTAAACCACCTGTTTTTAGAAATGGGAATATGCTCATGCTTTCTAAACGAGGACTTTTCTTTTCAGAAAACCTCATAGATTGGCATCCAGTAAATCAAAAGTATTATGCTATGGGTAGTGGTGGTGCTTTTGCTTTAGGTGCCTTAGAAGCTGGTAAAACGCCTTTAGAGGCGGTTAAAGTGGCTAGTAAACATGATGCCTTTACCGGCATGGGATTTAAGGAATACAAACTATGACAACTAAAAATTTAGATGGTGAAAGAACTCTTTTGTTTGCTTTTACAAATGGAAGTTATAAAAAGATCGAAGTTGTAAAATACGATCACAAAGAGTGGATTGTAGTTGAACGAAAAGATGGTCGAAAATCTTTTATCAACTCTACAAATGTTAAATGGATTGATGAAATTTAAGACAAAGAAAAAGGGGCCTTTCGGCCCCTTTTTTATTTCTTGGGTTTTCCACCCTTACGTTTACCACATCCCATTTATTTCTCCCATGCATCAAGAATTGGACACCAGAACATTGTTGGTGCAACCGTATAGGTCACTTTCATACTATCTCCGTTTTGGAGTATAACTTGTCGTTGAACTCCTAAACTATCGAAAGTAGTTCCGTCTTGCGAAACAGAGATGTCTGACACCGTACCACCAACAGTGGTTACTGTAATAGCACGTCCTGTTGTATTCTGCCAAGCCACTGTAGATGCTGGTACACTAATAGCTGTACGAATGTATCCAAGCCGGGCAGGAGGTGGTACAAGACTCTTTCTAAAGCTGCTAGTAGGCAGTCTGCTTCCCCAAGGAATAACATCCTGACACAGAAGAGTGTTGTCATATCCATCCATTGTAGACAGAGTTACAGTCTTGTTGATGCCATCAATAGTCACTGTTTCATACACAGGCATGTCAGCTCGGTTAGCAGCCCAAACAAGTTGTTTGTGTTGTGCTAAATCACTATGGCGACTACCAAATGGTGAAGAACAATGTACAACTAAATCAGTGATATCTCCATTTGCTTTCCGCGCAATAGAAGTATGTGCTAAATGCTTATCACCAGAAACAACACAGCAAGGAATGTTATTGTTTTCAATGAAAGTCAGTAGACTATTATCCCGCCAGTAAGTATAGTTACCCATGCCATCTAGGTTGTCATTACCAAAAATATCTTTAGTACTAACAAGGATGACCATGCCAAATCCCTTAGTCTTGGCATCTAGCATAAGGCTTTGCATCCATGCTGTTTGTGTAGCACCTAGGAAAGTTTTAGCAGAAGTTTCTGGGTCAGTTTTAATTGACTTGTAAGAAAGACTGTCTGTAAAGATTACTCTGACAGCAGTGCCTCCGGCCTCACCATTAGCACCAAAGTCTTTATAAAAGTAGTCAATGGGAAAATCTTCACCAGACACCCCACTCACAGCTACCATGTTAGCAGGAATATCTTTGTTTCCTGTTTTTGATGGTGGGTTAGATAGATAAGTTGTCTTAAACCATTGCCAGCCCTGGTTTCTAATTCTCCAGATATTTAAAACATCTGATGTAGTTGTGGGATCAACAACCTGTCCAAAACTACCAGCACCTGGGAAAGAACCTACTGCGGAAGTAAGAGAAAAATCCCAGTTATCACCAAGGAAGTCGTGGTCGTCTGCTTGAGCATACACTGGAATATTATTGGCTCTTACAGTTGTCCAGAACTTAGACCATTCTGGGCATCCGTTAATACCATTCCAAAGCTCGTAACGATCTACCAGACGCTGGTAAGTTCGTGCGTTAACAGGGGCACCACCGCCAACCCAGAAAATATCTGGGTCCCAGGTAACACCTTTCATTACTCTAGATGTACCCATGTTTGAGTAAATAAAGTCTCCTGAAAGAACCACAAATTTTGGATTACTCTTTAACATGTAAGATGGATTAACTCTTCCAAGATCATCCATACATGATGTTACTGTAAAATTCCACGCCATATTAAGCTCCTAGCAATGAGGCAGCTAGAGGAAACTCTCTAGGACGCTCACGTAAATTACGAACAATTCGTGCTCCAATAGATTGGTCCCAAGCATGTCGCATAATGCCAAGGTTAGCAATTGTCATATCAGTTCCAAAGTACTCAGTAAAAGTGCTACTGTTTGTAGTGCTTCTAGCCCCGATAGTAAAGGGAGTAGTTACATCATAAGTAGATGCTGTAGTACCACCAGAACCGGCAGGAACAAGCGCAAGAGAGTTAAAGCTTTGCATGCGCAGACCCACACCAAAGTCAGAGTTCAGTGGAGTTAGGAAAGCATTACAAATTAGATATCCAGTATCTTGTAGCATAAACTCAAAAGCCACCGCAGTTAAACTGTTTAGATAGTTTGGAGTTGGCGATACTGTTGATCCAGAAATCTTATCTCCAGCTAGTTCAGTTCTACAGGCAGATACAACAAGAGAACCAGAGTTCTTTGGACAAATGGTTGTGTAAAAGCGTTCCCGAGATCCACCTAAACCAACAGCCCATCCACCTTTGGTGTCTTGTGTAGATCCCCAAGATAAGATTGTTCTATCTGTACCTCCAGTAACAGTTGTAGGATGGCTAATCACAGCCCAAATAGTGATTTGATCCACTCCCTTTTGAAGAGTAGAAAAATCAGCACAGCGCATAGCTGCTTGTGTGAAACCTCCTAAAGCACCACTGTTCATGGTAACTTTAGTAGCTGCACCATCAAACATAAGTCCTGGCCAGTTACCCCATCTACGTGTACCACCAGATAGAGCCCCGGACAGTTGTCCAGAGTAATCTGTAATTGTTGGTGTACTTGATAGTGTAGTTACGTTCTCACGTAAAGGCCACCAAATAAGAGCATCGCCCCGGCTACCTCTATCAATAGCAGCTAGTACTGGTGCGTTCATCACCATCTTATCCAAACTGTCACTGTAGTTAGGAGCGTAAATCTTAATAACACGCCACTCACTTCCTGTAGAAGTATATCGTGTTACTGAATCTCCAAACCACAGGTTAACCTCCCCACCAGCATATTGTTCTGGTGGGTACTTTGCATACATTTCAGTTAGGCTACTGACGTTGCCTAAAAACCCATTAGTAATACGCATATAGCCCCTTATATAACCTCTTTTGCTCTATTGTAGAGTTTTAAACGGTCTTCCCAACCGTTATACCCACCATTAATACGTTTAGTCAACCCTCTAAAATCATCCTTGTCACAATATGTATTTAAATTGTTATTTGACCAGAACCATCCTGCCGACAACGCAGCATACTGCTCTGTGGACAGTAGTTCTGGATTATCCAAGAAATCTTGATCCAGAGCTAGTGAAACAAGTGCGTAGTTATTGCGTCCGGTTATCTGAATCAGTCCCCGGCCTTTATATTTTACCCCATCCCCGGGTGAGACATTCCCAAGGTCAACTCGTCCTTCATAGGCTTTGCCTGACGCTAACTCTTCCACGTAACGCAATTGTCCCGATTCATGACCAACTTGAGCTAGGAACATTTGAATCCGTATGGGAGTGTTTATCTCATATCTTAGCATTGTTTGGTTTAAAAGAGGGAGCCACTCCCCCAACCTGAGTATAGTGGCTTCCCTATAAACCTTAGAAAGTTGCTCTAAAGTTATCATCGTTGTCCTTGGAGTACTTGGGCATTGTACATTTGAGAAAGATCATTTATTTCTTGAGGCATGGCTCTTTGTGTAGGAGTCATGTTCTTTTTAATTAGTGCTTTCTCAATTGTATCTAGCTGAGAAGGATCACCACCATACTCAAGAAACCTATCTCGTGCTTTAACAGCACCAGACTTATCTCCTAGTCCAATAGCAGTGACAAACCTATCTTGAGCTTCTTTTCTTTTCTTGGCATCATTAAAGACTCTTTGCTGACGACCATAAAGAGTTTGCTCAGTTAGTCTCTCGTCAAGAGGTCTAAATCCACCAATCTCCCTAACTTTTCTTTCTGACTCTGTCCAAGGCCGGTTACTCTTAACACTTCCGTCTGCTTTTCTTACCATACCATTGGCATCTGTAAGACCTTCCATTTCATACACATTACGTGCTGATGATGGAAGAGCAGTGTAGGCTAGATTACGAAGGCTGGCCTCATCTTGATTCTTTCCTGCCTCATATCCCGCAACAATCCAAGAACTAATGTTTCCTACGTGAGGAGCAATATTTGCTGGATTTGTTGGATCTGGGAAAATATGAGAAGTAGAAAGACGAGTCTGAAAATCTACATTAGTTAGGGCAGAAAGTGCTCCATCTAACAAAACATTTCCTTTAGTTGGATCGCTTAGTAAAACTTCTCTAATGCTCTTCCCACCCGTTAGCTTTTTAAATAGTTGATCAGCGTGGTCATATCCGGGCATACCAGTAACACCGTAGAACATTAGCGCAGTAGCAATCATAGCCGATGCTGCTTCTGGTTGTGTTCCTTTGTTTACCCAAGTATTTACCCACTGCTCAACTAAATTATGCTTATAAGTAGAGAGCGCACCCAAAGCTTTTCCAGGCTGACCTAGTTGCTGATATACCATTGGACGTTCGTCCATGTGGTAGTTCACCATACTGTAGTCAGTAGCCGCTTGTGCTCGCAGCAAAGCCTCTTCCCCAACATACCCAGCTCTCTTAAACATGTCGTAATAGGCTAGGAATACAGGAGGTCTGGTCATCTTTTCTGGAAGACTAATTGATAGGTTAGCTACCTTTTTAGCTCCCTTCCAGTAAGGATTTACCAGTAGTTCATGAGCAAGCTGAGCTTCTGAGAAGTCTACAAGGCCGCGCTCTTTACCCCAAGTATAAGCATGAAGCACATCAGGATCTAGATGCTTATGAAGGAATTTAAAAGGCAGTAAGAGACTGTTAATATGGGCTTGTGCTGTAACATTTGCTAGCTCTGTATGAGTTAGACCAGTAGCAGCTCTAATACGCATAGCCTCAGCTGGAAACGCCATTGCTGGTTGGAGCATCTGAACAGTAGCAAAACCAACGTTAAACATCCCCATCATTGCTGTGGTAGATACATCTTGAAGAACACCCATAGCCCCAGTAAGTTTACGTGGGTCTTGACCAGTAAACTTCATGACATTGTTAATGCCTTTGTTTACAGCAGCACCGATGTTCCCTAAGTTGCTTCCTTGAATGTTAGCAACATATTTTTCAGCCCATGAAGCAGCATTTGGCATGGTGCTTCTAACCTTTTCATCTTTTGCTAGTTTCGCAGTATCCATGAGGAATCCCTGCATACTGTTATATCTAGCTCCTTCCTCTAGATGGTCAACAATAGATTTAAAGAGTTGAGTAGTATTCTCTTCTCTTGTCAGCCAAGGTCGATCACCAAGAGCACCCCTCACCCCACTCTTTTTGAGTTCATGTACATCATATCTGTACAGGGCTCTTACATCATCCATCACAGCCTGATCGGAAATGCGTTTAGCCTTTCCAAATCCTTCAGGATCAATTTGTGCAAGCCTCGCAATGAGGTCTTGAAACCCACTAAATTTAGAGTAACTATCAGCTGATCTCTCTTTTAATCCTCTAAATTCAACTGGTTTCGCTTCTGCATACTTCTCTCCCATTTCTTTGTACTTAGCAATAGCTGCACGAACTTCCTTAGTACTACGTCCCTGGGCAATACCAGTAGTCACCCACCGCCCGGATTTGTCTGTGAACCCAACAAAGCTAACAAAAGCTCCATCAAAATTACTAGGAACATACCCAGGTCTAGGCTTAACTGGCTCAAACCCTTGGGTCATAGCCACATCAGAGTGTAGAGTATATAGAGCATCAAAGGCTTCACGAATCTTTTTATACAGTGTTACTTGTTTCTCATTCCAGCCAAAAGACTGAAAATGCTCATCAGTAAACACCATTTGACGACGATCGCCTTCAACAAGAGCTTCCGCCACAGAAGCTAGGGCTTCCTTATCTTTACGTAAAGCATTAACAGCAGCCACTACTCCATCCTGTCCAGTAACCCATTGCTTAGAAAACACTTCAAAGTCATTACGAGCTTTTTGGCCCATTGAACGAATAAAGTTAATTAATGGATTTTTTGGATTAGTACGAAGTACTGCCTCTGAACCAGAGCGTAAACTATTGTCTCCAAGTTTTGAAATGTCCACATCAGGAGAAGCTTTATGAATAACTTCTTCTGGAGTAGTTACTCTGTCGTAAGCTGTTTCACCAATAGCTTTTGCTTTTCTGTTTAAGGACTCTTTGGCCTGAATAGTTTCTGGAGTACGAGGAGAAGTAATAGAGTCTTTTGGAGGAGTAGGTTTAGTAGGCTTATATTTGTTTACAAGGTCTACAATTTTATCTGCAAGTCCAAAGTTAACACCCCCGGCCTGAGAATTACCAAGGCCTGTCATCCAGGTATTTGGCTCCCTTTTAGAGATTTGGGAAGGAGTTTCACCATAAAGACTAACTAAATTTTCATCATTCCATGTTACAAATGATATGTTATGATCAATAGCTTCCGCGTATTGTCGTGATCTCGCAGGAGAAGGTCTATCTCCAGCATGACCCAATAAAATGCTTTTAGCACTTTCTCCAGTGTTTCTATAAAAAACACCATCAATGTTAAAGGCCTCTTTTAAAAATTTACCAAATTCTTGACTAGTTTCTCTAGGAGACTTTTCATGGCGCATGCCGATGCCAAATTTATTTTGTTCAAGGATGAGCCTAGCCTCTACAATATCAGGATGTACACCCATTTTTTTAGCAATAGCTCTAGAAAATCTAGTTAGTCCATATCCCTCAACTATTGAGACTGGTTCCCAAGAACCAAGATCATGGTCCATGTACAAATAGTTGCCTCGCTTAACCGCCATTGGATAAACAGCTGTGTTCTCTTTTACAGGAACACCACTATTTCTATATAGATTTTTTCTGTTACTACCGTACTGAGCAGTAAAAAATGCTGGTGCCTCATATCCATAGCCAGCATGAAGACCTTCATATCGAGCTTCTGGTTTACCCTCAAAAGCATTTTGAGTGGCATGAAGTAGAATCATAGGTGATCCATCTTTATTAGTCATATAATGACTAGCAGGAAAACGTTCTCTAACCCAAGGTTGATCAGTTAGTTTCGAAATAATCTTGTTTACTTGGCGAAACCCTTGTTTAAATACCTCTGGATCAAGAGCACCATTTTGAGACTTTCTAAAACCAGACAGTTGAGAAATTCCTAAATCTCTTTCTGGACCAGGAGGCATTTTATCAATTGCTTGCGTTAATGGAATACCACCATCACCAGTTTTTACTGGAAGCTCATCACCCCACAAATTACGCTGCAAGGGATTTTGTAGTTGCTGTGCTTCAATAGATAGATCAGCACGAATAGGAATTCCATTTTCGTCTACTCTCATATTAGGCATACGAGACATTGGGTCGTTGTTTCCAAAATCCTCAACAATAGACATTTGCTGTCCGCGAGTATTTAGCTCTTGGGTCTTAGCAATCGAATCCTCAATTTCACGTAGACGAGCTTCTTCTAGTCCAGGAATAGGAGCTGCTTGTTGTCTCGCTCTTTCAGCAGCATTCATGTCCAGGGAAGTTTGACGACCGACTTGTTGTTCCAATTCAGTTTGTCTAGCTTCTAAAGCACGTTGAGCAGCTTCCTGACGTTGTCTTTCAAGTTGTTGAACAATGAAAGGCATACTTTGTTCTGGATTAGGTGCATTGTTTCTAATAGGCTCTTGCCAGCCATTAAGTTGGCTATCTGCAATATTTTGAAACGCTTTTTGACCAGCTTCTTGAGCATTGGGAATTTCTGCTGGTTTCTGCATTTCACCAAGTTTAGACGCAATGGCGCCTTGCCCGGAAGCAATAGGTTCGTTAGGAATACCTGAAGGATGTGGAGCAAGTGCTCCTGTGGATTTAAGAGCAGACTTAGCACCTGGAAGCATACCACCAGCAATTGGAATGTGTACACCAGTCATTGGCATTACTACATCATTGACCAGTTTACCCATTTTATCCAGAAGGTCTTGTCCTGTTTCAGTTGTTGGCTGGTATGACTGATCTTGCATCAGTCTGTTTGCTTCTTTTTCAACAGTCTGTCCTTCAGGAAGTTGTCCTGTAATTCCTTTGATAAGAGCCGCTCCAGGTGCCTGAATTCCTGCCACGGCACCCTTTAAAGTACCCCAAGCAGCTTCCCCAACACCTTTCGCCTTTTCTCCTAAATTAGAATAGAAACTATCTACTTTTTGTTGCCCTAAATGATTTAAGATTTTTTGTTTTGCCTCATCTGGGGTAAGCCCATCAGGTAGTTCATAATGGGTATTTTCATAAACATAATGGGCCATAAGTTTCCTTATTTAAGTACAATTGGATTCTCTGGTGAACCTGGTTTTGGAGTATTGTCTGGTACTCCTGGTTTTCCATAAGCATCATTTGGTACAAGCTGACCATTTGGTCCCCATACCATTGCTGGCGATTTCCATCCTTTAGACAAAATTAATTTTTTAACTTCCTCAGCTCTCGCAACAGCAATTTGCTTTTGTTCAGGAGTAGCGTCAGGATTTTGTTCAATGTCTCGGAAAAATCGTAACTGTTCTTCAAGAGTTTTAGGAGGTTTTTGTTGAGTATTTGTTGCAAGTTCTTTTTTAGTAGCAGCTGATTTATCAGCAGCATATCTAGTGGCAGCTGCACTAACTTCCGCAGCACGAACATGCTGATCTCCCTGCGCTTTAATTTTCATAAGCTCTTTTTGAATGTCGTCAGTCATTTCTAGAGCTTGCTGATATTGTCTTTGCTCCTGGGGAGTTTTGGCTGTCATAAGACCAAGACTAATACGTTGTTTAGCAGCGGCAATTTTATCTGCATCTACTAAACGAGCATACTCATTCATCTTTTTTGTATACTCTTCGTTCTCAAACCTCTTTTGCCAATCAAAGTCATATTGCGCTTTATCAGCTGTAGTTGTTTTGTGTCTATTATCTTGAACAAGACCTTCATTCCCTAGACGAGCTTTTTCAATTTCTAATGGATTCATCTGCTGCTTTTTCCACAAGTCTTGTAGAGCACCAGCTTGATTGATCCGTTGATTTTGTTGTGCGTCTAGATATTGTTGACCTTGAACTTGTCCTGCACTCCAACCTTCTAATGCGGGAGTTTGAGGATACATTGTTGATAGATCAGGCATTATCCCTCCCAGCTAATATTAGGGTCAATAGGAGTCGAAGGATTCCAGGATTGACTTACTTGGCTATAGTTATTCCATTGAGGAGTAAACATGTCCCCAATACCACTAAAAGCACCACTCTTTTGCATGAAACCAGCCATCTGCATCATCTTTAACATGTTGTTTAGGCCCTGTTGTTGTCCTTGCATTACGTTCGGAGCAACACCAGCCTGCATCTTAGCTAGTTGAGCTTGTAGCTCTACTTCTCTTGGTCCATACTGGGTTCTGCGGCCAGCGGCAGCATCACGTCTAGCTAAACTTTGTGCAAGTTGTTTAGCATAAGGACTATTAGGCCCATACATATTTGCTAGTGTAGAAGTAAATCTATCTGAGTCTCTATTTCTGGTATACATACTATAGAGCTGACCAAGACCTCCTAGAGCATTTCCCCAATTAGAACTATTACCGCCAGTATTTGCTTCACCACTAAAACTATTCGCACTACCATCAGCTCCAGTATATCCATTATGGTTGGCAATAGACTGCCCCATTGAAGGAATACCTAGCAGACTTGTAACTAGTGAATGAATAGGAGCTAGTGGACCTAAAAGCATAGGAGAAAGGGCGCCCATAAAAGCTCCCCCCTTCTTCCCTTCTGGGGCATTAGCAGCACTAAAAAGAGCACCTAACACTGGAGCTGCTTGGCCAGCTGCATGACCAAGTGCAGCCCCTTTAACACCATTGATTACTACTTGGGGGATTTTTCCATAAATGGAGTCGTTTGGATCTTGTGATTGATCTGGCATTCCAAGACCCATAGTAACACTATTTTCTCCAAATGCGTCGGCCATATTTCCACCAAGAGTTCCAACATCAGCAATGTCGCCAAAGTCTAAACTTCCTAGGCCAAAGCCGTCACCTCCAAATCCTCCGGGACCAACACCCCCGTAAGCATCGCTCATGGCGTCACTTCCATTTACTGCCCCAACAGATGAAGCATCAGTTCCATCGCCCATTCCACCATCACTCATTTTATTCTCCTTAAGGTTTAGACGAACCGAGGTTTACCCATGAGAGTACACCAGAATCGCTAATTTGGGCTCTAAAGTATGTTCCACTGGGGCTTTTTAATACTAGGCCTCTAGTTGTATCATCAACAATAAGATCATCAGTGACATCAGCACCAACTTCAATTCTTGTATCTAAGTTTAGAGCAGCATACCCTAAAGGAATATTTGCTTCTGATTTAGACACAAGACCGGCTATGTTGACATTAATCAGATTGATAATTTCTCTTACTTTATTGTACCAATCACTCCAGTATGTAGCATTGGAATAAGCTGTTTGCTGTTGCTCCTTTGTTCTTGGTACTGGAGGAGCTGGAGGAAGGGTATAAGCCATTATAGTAAAGTAATCATTAAGTAATTATCAACCCCAACAGATGTTGGTGCACTAACTGCAATGGATGCAGTTGCTGTATTTTGATCAGCTGTAATTGACACAGTATCCCCGGCATTTAGAGTTAAAATATCATCTAGTTCATAATGCTGTGCAGTGGCAATCTGAGAGTACATGTAACGTTCCCCCGACATTGTACCATTTACCATGACACCCATACGAACACGAGTTCCAACAGCTCCTGTAGCTAGACAGATTTTACCAAAGACTCGATACTGACCTGGACTTTTAATTGTTGCGGTATCTGCACCATTCCAAAGGGACATATCATCTTTAACTTCAGTAGGAAACTGTGTTTTAGTAACTCCAAATCCGCTGTTAGCAACTGTTGTAGCTACTGTAGCATTTGTTTTAACATAATGCTTTTTACGTTGGTCTAGAATTTTATATCCGTCTTGCTTTAGATAACAAGTAACAATAGACAAAACGTTACTGTATAAATCAGTATCTGTAAAGCCAAAACCAGCATTGTCTGAAACTCGTTGATCAATTTCAATATCAGTACTATTTCCATTACTAGAAAAATCTAGGAAAGTACCCATATTGATTTTTGCGCCACCTGCTTCAACACGATGCCAAAGTTTACCCGTCACCATGCTAACATTAGGGCCACTACCTCCAGCAAATTGCATTGCTTTTCTAGGCCAATAGCCTTCACCTGGATTTAGAGCACTAAAGTTATATCTGTGAACAAAACGTACTCCCTCACCAATAGTAAAGATAGTTGTCTTGTTTAGACGAATACCGTACTGAACATCATCAAGTTCTGCACTACCAATATAAAATCTACTTGGAGAACCTCCAGTAGCTCCGCCATCAGTGCCATCATCAAATGCCCATCCCTTAACACTACCCATACTAGCACTTAACACTTTGTTGGCTGCGCCAAATCCAAAGAAACCTCCAGTTTCACAACCAACAACTCGCAGCTGTCTAACGGTACATAAGTTAAATCCTACATAGTTATCATTTTGGAATGCATAGAGTTTGTTGTTGATTCCTTCAATTGATTCAAAATCACAACCATAGACAGCATAAGGATCTGGGTTAGTTCCACCATAAAGGGCTGGAGGAATGTATACAGTAGATCCACCAAGTCCGTTACCAACAATACGACCAAAAACAGTTTTTTCTACTCCACGAAGAACAACACCATGTTGTCCACTAGAAGTTGCTTGCCCGTTTTGATCAATAGTAAAACCACCAAAATAACCACCCTTCCAATACTTACCTGAGCCACTTGTAGCAGTTCCGTTTGTAACTTGTAGGAAAGGACCATTAGCAGTATTTAGTCGTTTAAATGTAACAGCATTTGCTCCACCTGTCCAAATAATTGGAAATGTTTTGTCTGTGAAGCCATTGTCTAGAGTTAGCCGATTTCCTTTAAAACCGTAACTTCCATCTGGAATGTAACCAACACAGCTGTTTGCAACTAGGTAATCAAGCCATGCCTGAATACCATCAGTATCATCTGTAGTTCCATCCCCAACAACCCCAAATAATTCATTCTTTAAAGAAATGAGTTTGTTGGTATCTCCGAATACCTTGGAATCAACATCATTTAGCCAGGCTGATGTTACAGTTGTTCCAGGAATAAAATTGATTGATCCCATTAGTTTCTTCCTTTATTGATATCTACCTGTAGCTTTTGAATTCTCATTGGGTAATTATCGGTATAAGTTACTTTGAAAGCTCTTTGTCGAAAAGATCCCAGTCTATGAACAGAAGGATAATCTTGATCCAAATTGATAGTGTACGATCCATACCAAGTTTGAAAATCATCATCTGAAATACTCATAGTAACATAACTAGTGCTTTCTGGGCGGTCGCCAACGAAAGCTGCCCTCGCCATAGTTTTTCTATTTAATGTGCCAAAATCTGCTGGTTCTGTAACAAATACAACGGTGAAATTTGTACCATTGTCCTGGTATACAGCATCATTAAATCTATACACATTAGTGTCACCAGACAGTTGAAAACAACTAAAGACTCCAGTAGGAGTAATTAGATTTAAAGCATGTACAATTTGAAAACTGTCTGTCTGTTTCCATTTCCAAATAAACCAAAGTTTTTCTTTTAAATCATAAACTAAAGATCGAGATCCCCCGTTTACAAAATAAAAATCATGTCCTAGATTACTTACTAAAAATCCATAATATGCAGATGGTGCTGTACCACTAGTAGCAAAATAACGTTTAACATACTCAGTTCCAATTGGATTAATTAGAAAATCCTGTAGCAAATATACTTCAGGATGTTGTTGGTCATTATATCCAATGTAGTATAAAGAGTTTCCTGCTTCAGCTAATCCACCAATGTATCCATTATGCTTAACTGGAGTATCATTTCTTTTTAGAGGAGAGCCAGAGGCTTCTCCAGCATCATAAAAGTATTCAATTGTGCTAGAACCAAAAACAACAATATAGTTGTTAATTTTAGAAATTGCAAGAGCATTATCTCCCTCAATTTCAGTACTTGTATAGTCCCCTGCTGTATACAATAGAGGATCATCAAGATTACTATTGTATAAATCAGCTGTTCCAGATTTAATTAGAAAAAGATATCCATCAAGAAAAACAGGTTGAGGAAGATGTGGTGTAGGTAAATCTGGAGAGACAGAAGCAGCTACAGTACCAGTGTAAGTAATTGTAGACAGTTTAGAGCCGTCTGTTACTACCAGTTTAGTAACCCCTGTACTATACATAAAGAGAGTCATTCCTACAGTACCTGTTGTACTGACAAAGACCCCAGAACATGTTGTGGTTGCTCCTGTGGAAACATTGTAAAGAATTACGTCAGCCCCAACACAGTAACAAAATAAATTGTAGTCTGTCCACATAAAACTGCCACGAATAGTGCCAGCACTAGCTTTGTAGACAGAGCTACCAGCGCGTTTAAAATGATATGTGCGATTATCGTTTGTTCTACGATCTTTATTAATCTCTACAAAAAGATTAACTAATGTTTCATCCTTAGTGTTTAAAGGATCATTTTGACGTGACACAAGCTCTCTAGACAATACAATGTCTTCTTGAGAATATGTATCTGTTGTTGGAGCTTTACTGTAAGGCATTAGTTAGTCCTTGGAGAAAAATAAAGAGAAGCATCCTCAGTACCAAAACCATCCACAGCTTCCATATATGCCTTAGCTTCAGCATTAAGCATCTTACGATCTTCCAGTGGAATACCCCAATCAGGTGCTAGCAACACTGCTAACTGATACACAATTGGTAAGTACCATTCTTCTGGAAAATCTAGCGTGGATGTCCCATTTTCTGGAAAATCAAATGGAGCTTGATACACAATAGTAAAGGTGTAGTTTGAGGCTACAGAGCTGTCTGGCGTCGGCCAGATACGAATTACTCCATAATCAAGTTTTGGCTGATAGTTTAATTTTAAAGGCATACCTGAAGAACTTCCTGTCGGAAGTCTATTATACTCCATTTCAGAGATAATGTCAATAGGCACATTTTGATTTCCTGATGCATATGTACTAAATGCATCAAGCATTTTTAAAGGATAGGGTTGATTAACTGTTTGCCCAACACCAATGTTATAAGTTTTTGTTAATGCTGTTGGAGTAATAGTTGTCTCAACCCTTTTCCAAAGAAATAATCCCTTTGTTCTTAAAAAACCAATTAGTGTTTTTAAAGATGTAGCTGCTTTTGTTAGCTCATCAGAATCTGGTGTTTGTCCTTTTGCTAAAACCCCAAGTTTACTAATAGCTTCTGTAAGCAGTTCATCACGAGTAATTGAGTAGATAGTTGACATGGTTATTCGTGTCCATTTGTGAAGAAATCTTGAAGATAACTATAAGTAAATCTTGTGTTATCTGCTTGCATACAATCAGCTGTTCCCATGTCAGCATATGCTGAATTTGTTTGAATTGTACATACAAAAACAAATTGGTCTACAGGATCTTTTCTAATAAAACTTGGAACAGACACATGTCCTTTGTAGTTATACAGAGTTGATGGGTGTCTTGTTTCAAAGTCTTTATGACAAACTACAAGGCCATCCCACCGTTTTTGCATTTCTCCGCTGGGGAACCACATTCCACATACATCACACGCAACTTTCCAGTTACCTGGCCAAGTAGTTTTTTTCATTTGACTTTTAACTCCCTAATGTCTGCTTTAATTTCGTCAAACATGGATCTGAGTTCTTGTTTGAATTCTTTAAAGTCATCCCTGTGTAAGTAGTCTTTTTGAATGGTTGATATTTTGTCTTCAATATCTTTGATCCTATGATCATAGCCATCGATTGTCCGTTTTAAAAACCATACAGCAAAGCCCATCACAGAAAGGATTACCCATTTTGCGATTTCGACTTCCATATTAGGTGTAATTGATATGTCCAACTACCTGACTAGCAGCAACGGCTGTTGTATCAGCAACAGCAGCGCCGCCTGTAATAGCATACCCAATGCCGGTAGCAAAACGCATTGCAGTACCAAGTTCGATCGAAACAGTTCCACCAACTGGAATTAAAATTGTACTTACAGGAGTATCTGTACCAACAGTAGGAGCAGTAGCTTTATTGTATAGTTTTAAATAGGCTACAGTTGCTCCGTTGTTGCCTACAGTAATTGATCCAACTGATCCAGCGGAACCTTTAACAGAGGTAGCATTTGTAGAAGCCGCAGACATAATGTGAGCAAAAGAACTATGTCCATATGAGGCACTTCCTGTTAGTGCCACGTTTGTTACTGCCACAGCCATACCAGTTTGGTTGACATATGGTGAAACAGTGGATAGATTAGCTGTACCAACAATAGTTCCAGAAGTATATGCAGAACAGCGAACGCGTACAAATTTTGTTGAAACTGGAAGAATAAAAACACCGTTAGCAGTAGTGTTTAAAGTAACCGCACCTGTAGCAGCAGTAATAGCATAGGCTCCAACCCAATCTGTACCGTTGTTACTAATTTCCCAAACAACTGTGCCTACCCATGTCCCCGATAGTTGTAGTGTCAGTGTGTTAAAATACCGACAATCAAGAGCTTGAACTCCTTCTCGGCTTAGTTGATTGGACTGGGGAATGAATGTTGCAGCAGAGGTAATAGTACCTAAAAAGTCTGCTCGATCATAGCGAAGAAATTCACTCATTAAAATCTCCAAAAGAAAGGGGGCCGAAGCCCCCTTAAAAATTACCAGGCTTGGCCTGTCTGGGGGAAGTAATATTCCACCTTGACTAGCCAAGGTCCGCCTGCTGTGGAAGCAGTTCCTGTCTCCGCATAAATAGCTTTAATAGCTAAATCTGAAGTGTTAACCTGTCCACCCAAAGTACCAAGTGTGTTCTTTGCAATCTGATATCCACGCCCATCAACTTTAACATCATATGATGCTAAAATTTCGTTTGTAGTTCCTGGGTTTGTCCCAAGATGAATCAGAGCGCTAGTACCAGCGTTTGAGTTAGATGCAGCAGCTCCTGGAGCAATGACATACACTCCAGCAAGAATAGCTCCCTTAGGGAACACAAAAGCATCAAATGCTGTAGTGTCGCTTCTTGTGATTTGTACAATCTTTGAATAAAGCTCAAGAGCAGCAGGTGTAACACTAGAAATACGTTCTAATGGTCGTTGTGCCATATTTTCTCCTTAAAGAGGGGAGAGTAATCTCCCCCTGTTAATTAGGCACCAGGAGAACCATAGATAGCACGGCGGTCAGTCCAGCCGAAGCTATAACGAGCAGTTGCCTTATACTTAGCGTTTTCAGTGTCAAAATCCTCGTCCATACCAAACTCATCGGCACGACGTTCAAAGTACTTCAGACCATTAGGTACATCAGTACGAATGAACCACGCATCAGGATCAGTTAGGTAATGGTTAACAATTACCTCTGGGATCATTCCCATTGTCTTGATGGCGTTCAGATCGTTCAGATCAGTACCAGGACGGCCGTCTGTCTTTAGGATACGTTGTGCATCAAAAGTCAGTTGAACTGGGATAATTAGGCTCTTAGGACGAACAGCGATCTTTAGACCACGATCGTTTGTAAAGCCCGCTAGATCGATAACAGCTTGCTCCAGAGCAGCTTCTGATAGGTCAGCAGCAACTGACACACCGTTGGTATAAGTACCACCAGCAATGTTAGGGGCTGAGGTTGAACCACCACCACCAGCTGAAGCAATTAGTGTAGCACCATCACCACCAACATACGAAGTGTTGAAAGCACGGTTGTACACGTTAGCAGCAACAATTTCCTTGCCTTGACGCATAGAGAACGCCAGACTTTGAGCCTTTTGCTTACCAACCACATCGTACAGATCATCATCAACAGTTTCACGAGTGATAATAAATCCTAGCGCGTACACAACATGGTTGTATCGGCTAGTGAAACCTTGACGAGAAGTGTCATATGTAATTGGAGCACCTTCGTTTTTAACCGAAGGCAGACCAAAGTAAGACGCACCAACGTCTTCTTCAAACGCCCGACGAGAAGTATTCTTCTCGAACAGCTTTTCCCATTCAACAGGGAATTGCTTATATGCATCCCCGTACCATGTATTTACGCCAGGCCATAGGGCCTTGGCAAAACTTGAAGTAGTAATAACTCCCATTTTATTCTCCTATTAGACGCCGGTAGAACCAGTACCACCACCAAGGACAGCCTGATTTAGTTTTACTAGCAGCTTAACAGAAGTTGAAGTGCCAGATACAGTTTCATTGTCTGGACGTTGTACTGCACCTAGAATCTTCCAAGGAAGGGTAGCAGTAGTGGCCTTACCAGCCATGTCAAGCGCAGCGCCTGAAGCACCTGTAGTTGTTGATCCTGCTACTGTAGTGTGGCCTGCATTCAGTCCAATATCAGCGACCAGGAATGTGTACGAAGCATTGGAGCCTGTAGCTTGTTCAACTTCATAAATCATGTCAGGAGCATCACACACCAGGACATAAGCAAAAGTTGAAGCAGCACGATACTGAGGAGTATCTAGAGAGATAGAACCACTAGACATAGCACCAGTAACTGGGTCCATCTTTGCGGGAACAATACCGACTACAACACCAAGAACTTGATCTGTAGTACCAGCTTTTGTGACAGAAGCCACACCATTGGTGTGAGCAGAACCGTCTAGCTTAACTGGATCTCCGACAAATAGCGCAGTAGCGTCAGAGGCCAGCACAGCATAAATGTTTGCCTGTCCGTTATAAGGCGCGCCTGTGACGTGCTTTACTGGACGGAAACCATTAATACGTGAAGTATTAGCCATTTAATTTCCTTTATCATTTTTCATAACCAAAAGTGCCGTAGTCGACATCTTTCTTTTTCATAGTGGCTTCTACTTCAGCCAGTTGGGCCATTTTTGTGTTTTGGTCCTCGTCATAGTAATCTTTGCGTTGTCGCATGACAACAGCTCTGATACCCTGACCAACTGAAACAGTAGAGACACTACCAAGGGAACTTGAGTTGTCTACCCGTTTATCCCCTACTTGGGCTTTTGGATCAATTTCGTATCCTAGTTCTTGTAGTCGTTCAACGCGATCGTCAACATCATTGACAACACGATAAACATAATTTGGATCACGATCCTTTACGGAAAGACGGTTGCGGCCCGATAGGGGAACACGCTTTGGACGCGCACTAGCGACTGCTGGAGTATTTGCTTGACGGCTCATAATATTCCTTTACTTGATACCTTTTACTGCCTTTAATTGGGCAAGATAGTCTTCTTTTTTAATACCACTCCTGACGAGTGAGTCCATAATACGGCGCTCTGTGGGGTCTAGAGAAGCTTCAAAAGAATCGACTTTACCTCGACTATTTGAGCTATTGACATTTGGAGCAAGGTCCTTATTTGGATTACTAAACTTATGGGGAAACTCTTTTCGTACAGCTTGCTCAACTTGTTTGAGTACCTCATTTGGAGGGACACCTTGAGCTGCAAGACGAGTACCATAGTCGTCTGCAAAAGTACGCATATAGCCTGTACTATCGTACCAACGATTTCGTGTCTTCCATGCTGAAAATTCTGGATGCTCAGTTGGAGTATCTTGTACAATTGGAGTTTCTTTTGCTGCCTTAAGAGCAGCTACTTGTTCTTGAGCACTTTTAATTTCTTCATCAAGTTGCTCAAAGCGATCACCATCACCATTTGCAAGAGCATCTTTACGTTGATCTTTTAGTTCTCGTAAAGCCTTTTGATAGGCTGCTTCTTGTACAGTGGTAAAATGGGTTTTAAAAGCTTCCATAGCACGACGAAGTTCTTTGATATCTCCGCTTTGCTTATGAATCTTATCATATAGGGGTTGGCGTCTTACAAACTCTTTTGCGTCAATGAAATCTTCTTCATTACCATTAAAATCGTCTTTTGGACGCCATCCCATTTCGAGAGCACGCTGCTCAATCTCGGTATACTGAGGGGTTGTTTCTTGCGGTGTACCGTCGCCTTCTACAGGCAGTTGATCTAGATTTTCACTCATTTATTTTCTCCAAAAACACAGATTACATCTTCATCATTGATGACTAAATATAGTTCTTCAGTTTCAGGGTCTGTTAGAAACTTACCACCAAATTTGGCAAATCCCACTACATCACCAATTTTCAAATCACCCACATAGTCTTCATGACAATTTGGACCAATTTGAATTACTGAGCCTTTATCTACATTTGCTTGCTCTTTACGTTCAGAAAACTCTGGTAGGGCAATACCGGCGGCTTTAGCTGCGGCAAATACCTTGTCATGTTCTTGAATCTTAAAGGGCTTAATTAGTAGTCTACAACCTTTGACTGTAATCATTTGTTCTCCTCTGAGAAAAAGTCTAGTACACCATCAAGGGCTTGAATATTTCCTTGTAGGCGTTGAATGCTATCTAAATCAGCGGAAACTAACCGCTCTTTTACTTCTTCACGGACTTCCCGGAGGTTTTCCCGGAATTGCCTTGTGATTGGGTGGGTTTTCCACTCCCTGAGTTCGAGTTCTGAGCTAATGATTGACTCTCCTTGGTCTGTTGCATTTTCTGTTCATGCTGCTGCTGAGATTGCTGGAGCCCTTGCTGGGCTTTCTGCCGCTCTGTAGCAGCAAAGATATTAGCCATGTGAATGTCACTGGCTGCTTTTACCTTGGCACTTTCGATAGTTTGCTGCATTTTCTGAGCATGTTCTTGCTGCTTCATTTGCATTTGCATTGTCTTATCTCTAGCGTCAAGTTCCATTTCCATTTGCTTTTGTTGGATATCCATTTGAGCTTTTTGCTGGTCAGCTTGGACTTTAGCCTGGATAGCCATAAGTTTTGGATCAGGTGGAGGAGGAGGTACTTGCCCAGTAGCTTTAACCTGTTCTGTAAACAGATCCTGCCAGTTGGGTTGTTCCTGCGCCTCAAGTACTCTACTAAACACTTTAATTGGATCAAGAATACCGGGAACTAATGGAAGCATTTCCATTAAACCCTGTGCTTTCATGAGTTTTTCTGTAGAACTTGTAGCTGAAGGATCAGCACCAGGATAGATATCGAATGTCTTATCATCGAAATCATCTGGTCCTACAGGCTCATCCAAAACAGAAACATAAGTTTCTGGGTCTAGATAGGTCTTGTTTAATTTAAAAATCTTGGCAAATTCACTATCAAGAGCACGGTAAATACGCTTATAAACAGCAGTAAATACCTTCATCCCTTGTTCAACTGTGGCCATTGTAGTAGTTGCAGGAGTGTTTTGTCCTGGCATTTTTCCTGTGAAAATTTCTGCTACGCTGGCAAGCTCCTTCCCAGAAGTAATTAAACTACCCATGAGTTGGAATAACACATTACTTGGTTCTTTAGTTGGAAGAGGAATAATTTGCTTACGTAGATCGTCAGCTCCAGCATTTACTGGTTTCCATTCACCAGGACTAAAACTAGCATCTCCCATTTTGAGCTTTAAGCTCTTTCCAATAAAACCACTTTGTAAGTTGTTTAATGTTCCGGAATCGATAAGCTGGTTAATTAGTGTATTAACTGAGGCATTAATGGGACCAAGCAAAACACCAAAACCAATGTCGTAGAAACTACCATTTGGATTAGGAACAAAACCAAACTTTGTATACATCACAGTTGGTTTAATTCGTACAAGCTTTCCATCTTCTTCGACAACATCTTCAAGGGTGTGTCTGCGATAGATTGATAGAACTTTACCCGTTTCTAAATGAAAAGTAACTACATAGGGTTCTGCGTAGTCATCGTCATCTAAATCTAAGAAAGTATGTTGCTCGATAATGGTATAAGGAACAGTTTCATCACTGGCAACAAATCCACTGTCGTTTTCAGGTAGTGGCGCTTCTCCTAGATCAATGTCAAGAAATTCACCACTATTTTGTTTTTCTTTTAAAATGCGCTTAGGCATTGGAATGATTTCAGAAGTACGCTCAGCGCGTTCAATTGATTCTGCCCAATAATTAACCACAAAATTCTTTGGATGTACTGGACGAGAAATAATTTTATCTTCTGTCTTATCATACCAAGTCTTCTTAAACACAGTACCTACGATGGGAAGCATCATAAGCATTTTATCCATGTTTTCTTCCCAATCATCAATATCATTCATTACCTGATATGACATAAAGGTAGAAACCCTATCTGCATGAGCTAGTTTTTCTCCTGTGGGATCTTTTCCGATTACCTTAGCATTTACAACTTTTCCGTTTGCAGGAATTAGGGCTGGATACGCGCGCGCGCTAAATTGCATAGCGGCGGTAGTGACTAAAGGATATTTTACATTAGAAGCGTTCTGCCATGGCGTATTCTTGCGATCATTATGCTGTGCAGCAAGCTCCATCCAGTCTTCTAAAGCATCGTCCCAATCACTACGACTCTGTAAGTCGTCCTCAAACCCCGCCTTACATTTCATACCAATTTCTAGGAGTTTGTCCTCCTCCATGCCTTTTGCGTGGTTTTTAGTATAGATTTGTAATTTTTCAGTATCCTGTCCACCGGTCACGTCCTGAGTTGTTCCATCCGCTGGCATTGAGTTCATGTTCGTAAGCTTCCTCTTCTTCTTCTTGTTTAGTTGGTGCTTCAACTAAACTATCTAACATCATTCCTAAATAGGCAAAAGCATCTACTTGGTCGTCTTTTGTGGCACGAGGAAATTTACAAAGCTCATCTTCAAAGGTAGTATACCAATCCGATCCCTTATCAAACTTAACGGCATGGGCACGCATACGTGCCTGAATACTTCTTGCTCGCGCAATTTTATCTTTGCCTTGATGTTTTAAGGGAAACAGAGAGGGAAACACTCCTTGCCGAATCATTTCTTCTCGTAAGAAAGGACCAATAGCCTTACTTACTTGCATTTCCTCAATACCAAAAAGTTCTGGCTCATAGACTTTTTGGAGAGTTAAGATGGTATCGACAATCTCTTTACCATCCATCCGCTCACGAATAACATTCTTGATATAAATCATTTTATTCTCATCAACTCCAGCAACCAAGAAAACACTATAGTCAGCGGTTTCTTCTTTTGAAATGGCTAGGTCAGCAGTGATGTAATAATTGATTTTTTTATCTTTATCCTCTTTCTCTAAGCTTTTAAAATCTCCTTTTTTGAAAAAAGCCACACTTTCATCAATTGGTTCATTTAAAAACTCTTGACTATATACATCAGGGAGACCCTGTTCAATATAGTCTTGCCGTTTATCCAGGAAAAACTGTCTGTTATAGCGGTTTTCCCACAAAATAGCAGTAAAATCTGGATTATGGGCTCTATATTTAATAGATAACCATGGACCAAGTTTTTCAGACCAGGTTTTTAGTGCATTTGTACGAGTCCAACGGTCATATTCTTTAGGCATTACGTTATTAAGTAGGCTGTCTTCATGAAGAATAGTGCCCACAATGCGAATAATACCATTAACACTCTTACAGGGGATTAAAGCACCATAAAACCAACGCTTAAATTTGTTTCTGCGATCTGGATTCATTACAATTTCATCATTTTCCAGGTCATCACAGAAAATAAGGTCAGGTCGTTTATTGTTCCACTTTAATCCACGTAGTTTTTGCTCTGATCCTCGGGCAGTAATACGAAATTGATGGCCATCTTCACATAAGACAATGACATCATCTTCAGTATCTTTGAGGAATGTAGAGATTTTGAATAGGGAACGCAGACGTTCGTTGTCTAAAAGCTCTTTTTTAAGGTCTGCTAGGAACTGACTAGCTTGACTCACTGTGTCAGAAATGAGAAGACAATAGGATCTTTCTCGAAACACAAGAGCCGCAAGCACATAAGTAAAGCTTCCTGCTGTAGATTTAGCATGTCCACGAGGGGCTGCAATAGCCACTTGGGAATGTTTACTACAAAACAACTGCCACCATTCATAGTGACATGGTGGACTTTCTACAGCTTGGTCAAAATTCTTTTGTAAAAGAGAGCTACTAAAGCCCTGAATAACATCTGCACTTAACATGGTGCTCCTTGATTGAATCGAACAACCACTAACGGACTACAAAACCGTTGTTCTACCATTAAACTAAAAGAGCAGAAAACTAGGGATTCGAACCCTATGTCCTAGCCCTACTGGTTTCCCACCGTAGTACTAAGTCTGCCTTTACAAAGGACTATTATTTGCCCTTAAACTGGAGATACATACGCTCTCCAAAAATAAAACTAAAAGGAATGGTAATTAACTGAGCCCAAAGCTCACTAAGAGTAGGAGCGACAAAAAGACCAACCAACCCACCAAGGATTGAAACTCCGGCTGCGATATAGCGAAAACTAGCTCGGACATCAACCACCCACTGAGAAGGAGTACCAACGACACTATCAAGTTTAGAAAGAGCTTCAAGTTTCGCAACATTTGCATTCCCCAACTTAATTTCATCGTCAACACTAAGTCCACCTATCCTCCGGCTAATACCTCCAAATAGGCCTTTTAACATATCTACCGCCGCAGGCGCCAAAGCAGATATTAGTGCTGTTTCAATTATTGCCATTATTTTCTCCGCTCTCGTTTAGAAGCTTGATTCTTAAGAGAGCCGTCAGAATTACGAGAGAAGCTCCGGTTGGAGGAAGCTGAAACGACTCTAAGATTCCCTTTCGAGTTTCCTCCTCCTTTTGAAAGAGGAGTCTTATGGTCAACGTCCTTTCCATCCCCCTTATGAACCTTTCCAGCTCGTTCCATTTCTCGACGTGCTGCATTTTGCTCAGCTCTCTTCTTCTTCACTTCCGGTTTCGAGGTGTACAGAGCTACTTCCCTCTTGTAGTCCCTCTTCCCGTTCTTCATAAAGGGCATTGTCTGACTCCTTAAATTCAATTGTTTCTGCATTACGTCTCTTGTCTTTTAATGCCCAAGAAGCGAATTCTTTAGATAATGCTGTAAGCATTTCCTGCATAGATTCTTTACGTTCAACAGCATGGTTTTCTTGTTGATCAATAACACTCTTTCTTGTCAACAGACTATTAGCCACATTGGTAACATCTTTAAGAGCTACTGGTTTTCGGATAACCTGACCAGTTTTATTGTTCAACACAAAGTCTCCATTAACCAATCTGTCTTCAATAATGTCTAAAGACCTATCAGCAATGGATTCAAGTTTGTTTCCTAGAACAAGGTTCTTTTCTGTTTTAATAGAAGCTACGTAGTGGTTCCACCACTCCTGCTTCTTCCATGCTTCGATTGTTTGTACAGTACATCCAACTACGGAAGCTGCTATGCGTAGGTTGCCTGTGGCAATCCATGTCCGCACAGCTTCCTCTTTTTGTTCAACGGTGAACTTCGTTCCCCTTTGTTGAACAGGAGAAAGAGTAAGTTTATCTTCCATAAACAATTCCTTTACAAAACAAGTATAGCTATATTATATCACAAATAAAAACATTTGTCAAGAGCTTACGTAGTAAGCCACCTCTTGACAACTTTAAAAAAGTATGCTATAATAAAAAATATTTTATATAGTTTTTCTTTTTCTTTTCTTTTTATTCTTTCTTTTATGAACCTTTTCTTTCTGTTTGTTCTTTTCTTTTTCTTTTAGGCTCCCCTTCTATGTGGGAGCCGTAGGCGACCCTCCAAACAAAACATGCCTCTAGAAGCCCTTAAAACAGGCTCTAGGGGCTTTTTTATGTGTCTCTAGTACCCATGTGTACCCCACCCCTTTTTTAAAGGCCTATAGCCCTTTTTTCTGAAAATATAGCGCAGCGTTAAAAACTGCCTTACAAAAATTTTCACACACAAAGATTTTCCCCCCACCCCCTCTTATTTTGATAAAGGTTTGTTTATCAAAACATAACCATATGCGCAATTACTAATGTTTGTTCTACTACAGACTGCCTTGCTTGTCAAGAGGATAAACACCTATTGACAAAGTGTTTTAGTCAACTATTGTGGACAAACCTTGTGCTTTGTGTTACTTGCGCGCAGCGTGCGCCACGCGCACCCAGTCTGGGAGAAACCCTCCTGTTGACAGGGATAAGCCTATTGTGGTAGACGCGCGTGCATGCGCCGCGCTGAGTTTCATCATGTGAAATGTCCCTACACTTTACTTTGTCTTTAGTCTGTCCTACACTCGGCAAAGTTCTTTAACAATTTTCAGTCCTCGGGTTGTCGCCCTTGCGGGTGACAGATAACCCTCTGCTCCGTAGGGGCATAGGTTGACCCGGGGATAAAGAAAATTTAAGATTGCATCCATGCACTAGGCAGTGTCCTAGTCACCCGGCTTACCGGCAGGTAGGCACCAGCGGGATAGAGCGAATCTATCCGGGTGGATCTTTAACAATCTGCTTTTTGTGTGCACTCTGCCCCGAAGGGTCAATTTCTCAGGGGAAACGGAAATGCACACAACGTCCACATGGTAGGTAATGACCTATCAGGGGAAGCATTGAGAGCTATTCGACAACGGACTACGCTAGAGCCGGCCCGGAAACGTAAGCGCATTGCAGCGGCAATGCCAGTGTGTAGGGTTATGGCAAACCAACTAGCTAGACATCGGGCAGTAGTGTTTTGATGCATTCCCTCCTAATAGGGGCCGCCCCCCCTGGTTCTGCCGGGGGACAAGGGCCTGTCGTTATTAGTGCGCAGCGCATAGACTCGGGATGAGTAAACGCGCCAGCGATTGGACGCTAAATTGTAGAATTCCTAGGTACATAGGCACCTAACCTGGGGCGTTGACCAAACCCCTAACCCTAGGAATAAAAACCCCCTGTCGGGAGGACAATGGGCTAAGCTATCAGTAATGGTAGCAATGCAACTCTGGTGGGTTGCGCTCTAACATAATTGGGATTTATTTCTTTTTGTTCACAAGGAAGTCCCATGTTTAAAGTGTTTTTGCTGCAAGCAAACGGGATTGATTTGTTTTTGGGTAATTCCAACAATCCGGTAATTGCACAAAGAATGGCAGATTCAAATGCTCGCCGTGGTAAAGTTGTTGTTTTCCTATATGGAAAAGAATGGTATTACGGTAAGCGTTGAGTAGAAAGCAATAAATCTTAGTTATGTTAGAGGGCAGTCTGCCCGTGACTCAAACCATGGAAAGGAAAGTCATGAACGTCAAGGAACACAACAAGGTGCATCCGATGCAAAAGTTCGCCGAGCTGGGCGCCAAGCCGGTGGACAAGGTGATGGAACTCCGCAGCGCCGCGCCGGGCCGCAACGGTGCGTTCTGGGCGCAGCAGGCCATCGCGCTGTGCATGGGCCAAGCGACGCAGTGGACCCAGCTGGCGCACGAACTGTGGGACTTCACCACGGAAGAACGCGAAGCGGCCATCAAGGCGTGGCGCGACTGGAAGACCGCCAAGATCAAGGCGCGCAAGTCCGGCGAGGAACAGTCGCCGAAGATGGACGACAAGGCCTTCAACCGCATCATGGCCACGGCCACGCAGCGCATCAGCAACATGTCCACCATCGCCAAGGCGCTGGACTCCGGCATGACGCGTGGCGCGACGGCGCAATACTTCTCGATCAACGTCGAGGATGTGCCTGCGCTGGGCATCGACAGCCTGCTGGAGGTGGCGCGCACGTTCTCCAAGAGCACCGTCGGCCGCAAGCCGGACGCCTTCATGGTGAAGCTGGGTAAGTTCATGGAACAAGCCAAGAAGAACCTGACCGAGTCCGACCTGGATGACTACAACAAGGTGGTCGAGTTCCTGAACAGCCTGGCCGACTGACACCCGGCCTTGCTGAGACCGCAGCATACGCTGCCCCCCGCATCTTGAGTGCGGGGGAATAAATAGTCTTAATACACTGTCTATTCCCCCGTGCTCTGGCACACACTGAGGAGAGAGTTATGTCTCTGCGTCAATGGATCTTTGCCCGGCAATGCCGGGGTCTGAGGTGGATCAAGTGAGGCACGGCCGCCTCGATCTGAACCTGCCTCGCGTGGCCCTGCGCCACATGACTGGCAAGGATCACAGTCCGGCCCATCACATGATTGCCGGGGGCGGCATCATGGTGGTTGGTGTGTTGGTGGCAAAGTCGGCAATCCTGTTGCCCGATCTGTTCATCATCCACATCGGTGTCGATCTCGTGGGTTATTTGATCCACGGTATCGGAGCGGTGCCGTTCATCGAACACTTGATCAGCCAACAAGAATAAAAAGGTCGATCATCATGTGCCGCTTCATCCTAGCAGTGCTGGGCCTGGCTGGCCTATGTGCAGCAATGCCTATTAGTGCCATATCCTTAGTGTTGCTAGGGTTGAAGCTGCTTGGCATAAACATTCTTTAAAGGACACATCATGAAAATCTCTTCAACTCGAAAGACTCCCGCATTTCGGCCCATTACCATCACCATCAAGGTGGACACCGAAGAGGAGCGCACCGCCCTTCTCTACTACACCAGTCGTCCGATAGCAACGTCAATGATGGAAAGGCCAGCCGCGTGGTCACCGAGGCCGAAAGACATGGACATCATGAGGAAACTGCTGATCCAATTGGATGCCCATCTGGTTGATCCCACTCCTGATGAGAACTGTTGAACTCAGTGCGAAGAGCCCCTTAGTGGGTTCTTCCCTCTGTGTTTAAAGGACATTTATTCCTAATGTCCGGCACAGAAACAAGGACATCACATGATAAATTTGCTTTATGCATTGGCCATCATCTGTGGTGGTCTTGTTGTGTTCATCATCCGTTTGCTAAGGAGTTCGTAATGAACAATCCCTTTTCTGGTTTCGGCTGGGCAGCCCTTGCTTTCTTCACCGGCCTGGGCTACCTGATCGGTGGTCAGACCGGCGCACTGGCTGGTGCGCTGATCATCCTCGGCCTGCGGTTGCTGGCTCGGTAATCAACAACATTTCAAGGAAAACATCATGTCCAAGAAGGGTGCAGTGAAGACTGGTTCTGGTGACCCCGGTCACAAGGCCCGCAACAGCAAGATGGCGGCGTTCATGGCGAAGCACAACATTCGCCGGACCACGTTCCGCGATCCCATCACCTACGCCATCGTGCCCATTGGCACGTACCCCGGCACCAAGAGCAAGGCCAGTGCCTAAGCATCTGCCCGCCTCCCCGGTGGGCATCCATTGTCCGGCTGTCCCTGTCTCTGGCTATCGCTTGGTAGTTGGAGTCAGGGCAGCAGTGGACGTTGGAACGGGGAAGCAGCGTCATCATGCCCGTCGCACGCTTGATCATGTAGTAGTGATGAAGCGCATCAGAAGGTCGATCATCAGGCCCCTGCCGCCTGTGGAGTTCATGTGAAAAAAAAACAATGATGATTTTTGGTTCCCACTTTTTATTTGGTTGTGTGTAGCTCTTGCTTACGCAACCCCATTTATTGTGGACAAACTGATTAAATAGTCTTTATTGGGCCAT